ATCTCCGGGAATTCCCTCGTGAGCTCTTTCAGGTCAGGTGAGCCCATGTCTATCCCCCACCGAAGAGAGTCTTGAGCAGGCCGATCACCGAGAGCGACGAGCCGACCAGCGAGAGCGCCTGACCGGACCAACCGAGTCCGTTGTCCGGCGCGGCGGGAGTCCGCGGCGTGACGAACTTCGATGGATTCGCCCGGATCGCACGAACGACCGAAGCGGCGCCGACCGAAACGGCCTGAGCCTGCGGGACGCCGTCCACCGAGTAGAGGTGGTAGGCGTAGTCCGCCGCGACGTCCAGGGCCGCCCCGAGTCTTGACATCAGCGCACCAGCTTCAGTTCTGACTTCGCAGGCTTCCCGACGAGGTCGCAGACGACGTCGGCCCACTGGGCCGCCCGCGTCCCACCCATACAGCGGTTCGCCATGACCCAGTCGATGCAGGCCTTCCCGATCGTCTCGCGCTCGACGGAGGTCAGACTGACCATGTACTTTAGAGCTTCAAGCCACTCGCCGTCCTCGACGACCCCCATCGGCAGCCCGGCGGCCAGGAGCGCCGGATACTCGGCGACCGGCGAGCAGAGCATCGGGTAGCCCGCCGAAGCGTACTCGAGACCCTTCAGGCCGGACTTCGACTCGTTGAAGGTGTTCTTCTCCAGCGGGATGATCCCGAAGTCCGCGGCGACCGCAGCGAGCTCGTCGTGGTAGTCGACAAAGTCGACAGGTTTCTTAAGGTCGATCCACTCGTAGCAGTCAGCCAGGACATCCGGGACGCGCTCGCCGAAGAGCGTGAAGCGGACTTTCCCGGCACGCTCCCGGAGCAGCTCCCGGAGCGCCGGAGCAACGATTGCGAGGTCGTGACGGTGCGTCGCAGAACCCGCCCAGACGATCCGGACGAAGTCCGGGTTCGGGGGGCTCCGACGCGGAGTGACGTTTGCAGTCACCATGTTCGGCAGGACGACGACGCGCTTGCCGGGATGACCGGCGAGGATCAGTCGGCCGAGCGGTTCTGTCGAGACCGTTACGAGGTCGGCGAGCTCGATCATCGCGTGTATCTCAGCCTGCTTCTCCGACGTCCCATAGATGGTCTTCGCCTGATTGTCGTCGGGGATCGCCGAGAGATTGTCGTCGAGATCGTAGACGATCTTGACGCCCTGAGCCTGCGCCTGACGGGCGATCTCGATCAGGATCTCGGCGGTGATCAGCTGGATCCAGAGGATATCGTACCGGAGCGCCTTCGAGACGTCCGGACGGGCCGTCCAGTCGGACATGACCCGACCGCCATCCTTCATCAGGTCCGACGGGATCATCGCTCGGTAGTAGGCGGAGGCCGACTCTCCGGACGGGACAAAGAGGACCTTCGGAACGTCGCCCTTCTGGAAGAGATTCTCGAGGAAGACGTCCTCGGCGGCGTGCCGGAGGTCCAGCAGGTCCGTCATCGATCGGAGCTTCCGGGAGCCCCAGCGGATCGCCAGGATCTTGGCGACCTTGGCGGCTTCCTGGTAGATCTCGACGTGGAAGACCGGCGCGCGGTCCTCGAACTCGATCCGGACGCCGTCGTCGGACGGACGTGGGATCCCTCCGGCCCAGAGTCGCACGGCGACCTCCGGGACCGTTCGGATCATGTCGATGAGCTGCGGTTTCTCCGGCATACCTCTCCCCTCCTTCTTCTTCTACCCCGTATTCTACTGTGCAGTGAGCGTCTTTTCCATCCCCTACTTGATGAAGGTCTTGTAGACCATCCCGGCGCCGACGAGCGCGCCGCCCGCCCAGACGTACCAGGGAACGTTCCCCGGGAGAACGATCGTCGGGGGCGCCGACGGGATCGGGATGGCAGTCAGGTCGGCGATCTGCTTCTGGAGGACCTGCTGCTCCTTCCGGGCGTCCAGGAGGTCGATCGTGTTCTGGATATCGTCTCGGACCGCCAGGACGACGGCTCCGGCGGGGTCGGTCCGGTCGATCTGGTACGGGAACTGGACGCCCAGGACAGGAAGCATCTGCGTGACGAACTGGTTCATCAGAGCCGTCAGCTGGTCCTGGAAGGTCAGGCGCAGGTTGTCGTCGGTCGTGATCCAGCCGGGCTCGCGGGTGTCCCAGGCGGCCATGTTCGCGATCATGCTCTGGTGCGTCGCCTCGGTTGACTTCGCGGCAGCCTGGACGGTCGCGAGCGTCACGGCCGGATCCGGCGCGGCCGGGACGGTCGACGGGTCTGGCACCGGAGCCGGAGCGGACGGATCGGTCGCATCCTGGCCGAGGCCGCCCGGGCTGTGGTACCGGGCCGACGCTCGGCGGACGAGGATCCGGGCGCGATCGTCCGGGATCCCGCGGGCCAGGAGGTCCTGGAAGACCGAGTCCATAGCGCCCGTCTTGTCGACCATCTGCGTCGCCGACAGGCCGGACCCGGAGCGGACCCGGGCGGCGGCCCCGTGGACGAGGCTCCGGGCGCTCGTCTCGTCCATGCCGTTCACGATCAGGTTCGCGATGACCGGCTCGGTCGCGAAGGACGTCCGGTCGACGACCGGGTGCGCGTGCATCCCGTCCGGGATCAGCGTCGCGGACCTCCAGCCCTCGCGGTGGTAGCCGGGCTCGATCCCGTGCATCCCGTCCGGGATCAACGTCGCGACGTTGACGTACCGGATCGGATCCTGGATGAACCGGACGCGGGCGCGCGGGGAGGTCGTTCTCATGGTCTCATCCTTTCGCGTAGTAGTAGCTGCCGAAGAGCATCGCGGCAATCGCCGTGCCGATCGCCAGTGTCGGCAAGCCGGACACGTCGGTCAGGTTCCCGGACGGGCCGATCGCCGTGATGGGGGTCACGCCCCCGACCGGGGTGATAAGCACGCCGTTTGCCGTTGCGTTCTGGATCAGGGCGGACTTCGCGGCGAGCGCCTGGGAATCCTGTGTGATCTGCGCTTCGTTCGCCTGGATCTGCGCCAGATTCTTCGCGGAGGTCGTGTTGATCTTCGCGCTCCAGATCGAGCCGACGGCGCCTGCGATGGCGCCGACGAGTCCCGAGATTCCGCCGATATCAGACTGGCCGAGCCCGGAAGATTTTGCTTCCTTGAAGGCTGCGATGTCGACGACCTGCCGGGCGAAAGCCCGGACGGCCGGGAAGAGCGCCGGACCGGGAGCGTCGGTCAGGCCGCGAGAGACGTCCCTGTTGACGATGTCCGTGAACTGCTCTTTGGTCAGGCCGCCGTTCAGGATCGCCCACGCGATCGACGGCGAGGTCATATCCGAGGCGAAGGCCGCCGCCAGCGCCTGGGCGTAGGCAACATCCGCGTCCATCAGCGCTTCTTTCCGCCCGCCGCGAGCGCCACGGCGCCGCCGACACCCAGTAGAGCCAGGAGCCAGCCGCTCGACGCCGGAGCCGGTGTCGTGCTGAGCGCCGCATTGACGGTCGCGCTCGCGACAGCCTGATCGACCGCCTGCTGCGTCTGCTGGGCGACGGCGACTGCGGCCGGAGTCGGCTGAAGCTGTCCGGCGGCGGCCTGCTGGAGTAGGGCGGTCTTCTGGTCGAGCGTCAGTGCGGCCCACTTGTCCGGCGTGTATCCAGCCGCCAGGAAGGCCGTCTGGTTCGCAGTGTAGACGGAGTCGGCCTGCTGATTGACCTGAACGGTCTGGTCGGCGACCTGCTGGTTCAGGACATCAGCTTGATGCTGGTTTGACGCGGCGGCGGCAGCGGCGGCGGTCTTCTTCTGGCCGATCGCGATTGCCGTGTCGACGACAGAGGCGACGGCGGTCGAGACGCCGAGCGTGAAGGGTCCGAGGACCGTCCCGAGGATCGAGATGACCATCGGGCCCGTCTTCCCGAGCCGCGTGAAGATGTTCGTGACGTTCGGACCGCGGTTCACCAGGAAGAGCCGCTCCTGGCCGGTCGTCGGATGCGTCGCGACCAGCCAGTACCAGGGGTCCGCCATGATTCCGAACATCTTCTGGACCGCGTCGAGCACGTTGTCGGAGGCGAGGACCCAAACGCCGCCGTCAACCGGCTCCAGGAATCCGTCCGGGAGCGCTTGATAGCCCTTCCAGGTGAACGGATCCCAGATCCGGGACGTCGCAGCCGGGCCGTGCTGATTGGCCGCCGCCTTGGCGATGGCGTACTGCATCATGACCGGATCGTTGACGCTGGTCAGGCTAGTGACCGGCGTCGTCTGGTCGACACCGGAAGGGAGGGGGGCGTAGAGCGCCGTCGAGTCCGACGATCCGGCGGCCCGCATCGCAGCGGCGCGGGCGTCGAACGTGGCCTGACCGTCCGTTGTGACGTTCCATCCGATCTGCGAGACGCCGCTGGCGAATCCCGAAGACCGGGCGACGCTCGACCAGACCTCCTCGATCCCGTCGATCCAGCGCTTCAGGCCGTCGAACGGATTCGACATGTCGATGTTCGTCCAGGTCCCCGCCATCCAGCAAATTCCGCCAGCTCGGGGAGTACCGGACATCTGTGCCGTTCCGTCGGCGAGGTAGCGGACGGAGCAGGGGCTCAGGGAGCTTGGCCCGATGATCGGGCCTCCGCCGAGCTTACCGGCGGTCGGGTCGAGAGCGGTTGTGAAGGCTCCGAGGCCTGGACGTCGGACGTACCGGATCACCGACGCTTTCCTCCCATCGACATCGCCGCGGCGGCGACGCCGCCCGCACCGAGCAGCCAGAAGAGTCCGCTGTTATCCGGAGCTGCGGAGGTCGCTGGAGTGGTCGTGGGGACTGCGGCCGGAGTCGGCACACCCGCCGCCGCGACGGTCGCCGCGGCCTGAGTCAGGAGCGCGAGGACCTGACCCCGCGGCATCGCCATGACCTGCGCACGCATCGAGTCCGGGATCGAGATGAATCCGGTTGTGGTCCGGACCCGCAGGCCGGTCCCGACGCCGTCGGCCGAAATCTCGAAGCGGTCGCCGGGCTGCGTGCCGGAAGCGACGAGCGATGAGACCTGCGTGATGTCGACCGGGTAGTTCGTGATCGTCTGACCCTCGACGGTCAGCGTGTAGCCGGTCGCCGTCGGCAGGCCCGCGGTTTCGTCCGTCCCGGTCGTGTACGGACCCGTCGGCGCCGGTGCGGAGGCCGGTGACGCGGCGTCGGCTGCCGCTGAAGCCGCCGCCGCGTTCGGGTCGGCCGGTGCGGCGGCGTTCGGGTCGGTCGGCGGAGGCTGCTGGACGTAGTTCACGGGAACCGGCGGCGTGTACGTCGACGGATCCACGGACTGCGCCGGGTAGGGCATCGGGGCGGGCTGCGCGACTGGCACCGGGGTCGACGCGGACGGGTCCGCCTGAGCCGGAGCGGGGGCTGGCGGAGCCGCCGCTGCAGCTGCCGTCGCGGCGGATACCGGCGGGCCTCCATGGTGCTTCTTCTTGGCGGTCAGGGCGTGCAGGCCCGGGTCGATCTTCTTGAAGGTCTTGAAGATCCGACTGTGGAACCGCATGAGCTTCTTGAAGAAGCTGCGACCGAGGCCGTCGCCGAGTCCGCTACCGGAGGCAGCATCGCGGGAGGCTTGATGGACATTCTCCCTGAGTGCGTCCGCGAGCGCCGCCTCTGGATCCCGCTGACTGAGGATCCAGTGGACCGCCTTGTGCGAGTCCGGATGCTGGAGCTCGTCGGCGACAAGCGCGCGGGACCTCGGCGAGAGACGCCGGAAGTTCTCCGTCTCCGGTGCGCCGAGGCCGTAGCCGGGTGCTGCGTAGACTCGCATCGGACCCTCCGCTTTGTCAGATCGGGATCGCCTTCAGGGCGACCGGCACGAGACCGAGCGCGATCTTGCCGATGTCCTCGACGATGGTCAGGAATACCGAGGGGACCTCGTCGACGATGTCCTTCACGATCGCGTCGGCCTCCTCCTTGATCCCCTGGCGCCAAAGGTCGACCTCAAGCTTCAGGTCGGCCTTCGCGTCCGGGTCGGACGTGATCGCGTACAGGACGAGCGACTTCGCCGCCTGAATGCTCGCGTCCTCGAGGAAGGCGAGCGCGTTCGGGTGCGCCGTGAAGAAGCCGGTCGCGGCGGCCCCTAGGGCAGCCTTCGCGTCGGCCAGGATCGAGGCGCCGATCGCGGACCAGTCGAGGCCGGACGGCGCGGGCGCCGGGGCCGGAGCGGGCGCGGGATTCGTTGGACCCATAGGGATCTCCTTCGTCCTTCAGGACTTACCGGTGAACCGACGTGAATAAGGTAAGGTGGCCGCTCACCTCGCCGTTCCAGGCCCGGAGCGTTCCCGCGGACATCTTCGGGTCGCTGGCAATGTACGCCTGGAACTGCGCCATGATCGCCTGCTCCTCGGCAGGGTCGACGGTCCGGGGATCCGCCTTGATCTTCGTCGCGTGCGCGTCGAGCGCGGCCTGCGTGATAACCGGCGTCTTCCCGGCCGCGACGTCCGCGGCAATGTACTTCGCCATGTCCTTCAGGATCAGCGTCTCGCCAGTCTGGAAGTCCGCCAGCGTCTTCGCGTCGATCGCGGAGCAGCTGGCACCCAGGAGCAGGATCCCGATCAGGATGACCTGCGCGGCGTTCTTGAGCACGGTCCGGCCGGTCGTGTAGCCGAGGACCGACAGCAGGGAGGTTGCCATACCCGCGATCTGGACAGCCTTGCTGTTGCTTGGCAGGCCGGACGCCATGACGAAACCGGCCAGGGTCGTGATGAGATGCAGCCAGAATTCAGACGTCCGCCAGCCCGGCGTGACCGGAGTCGCCGGAGCGGGGCCGCTGGACTGTACGACACCCTGAGTCTCGTCCACCATATCAATCCTCCTTAGTATCGCCGCACCGCCCCAGGCTTTCCGACCGTACTCGCCGTTCACCGGATCAGAACCGCCCGGCTAGGGGACGGGCGGTCGTCCGATTATACTAGTCCGGCTCGCCGGACTGAAGGCGTTTCCGCGTCTCGACCTTCTTCTCGAGTCGGTCGATCATCAGGTCGAGCTTCTTCATGGCCTGCTCCTTCTCGGCCTCCGTGACCTTCGGGTCGTCGCAGAGCTCGACGAGCCTCTGAGCCTCGACACCGAGCTCATGTCGTGAAATCGCCGAGTTGAAACAGAGCATCCGGGCCGTTCTCTTCGTGACGACACCCATCACTTACCTCCGGACTTTGACCGTTCCATCTGGACACGAGCGACGCGAAGCATCGCAAGGATCTCCTCGGACTCGGCGGCTTTTGCCGCGTTGCAGGCCTTCAGGTCCTCGTACAGTTTATTGACCCAGCCGAGCGCGACGCCGCAGATCGCGCTCATCGCGCCGACGAGTGCCAGGATGATGACCCAGGCTAGAGCGCTGATCCCACCGGACGGCGGCTCGACGTCCGACGCCGTCAGTATCGACAACAGAAGGTTCACCCTGCCTCCTTGCCCCGGTCTGATCTCTATATTATAGGACATTTCTCATAGGAAGAAAGCGGTGCGTTTCGGAGAGACGGGCGGCGTCGGAGGGGGCGGGACCGTCCCGAAGGTCGTCACGAGGACCGCGGGCGGGTAGGCGCCGTCATCCTTCCAGATTCGGATGCCGCCGGACGCGCCGGGGCCTCCGTTCACCTGCGGGAAGGTCGCCTGACTGCCGCCGCCCCCGCCACCGCCTCCCGGTCCGCCGCCCGGGCTCCCGTCGAGGTGCGCGTTCTGGGGACTCCCGTCTCCGCCTGCTCCAGCCTGCGTGCCATTGACGCCGCCTGACGGGTAGGCGCCAGCAACGCCTGGAGCCGTCGGACTGCCCGAGGAGCCTCCGCCGCCACCGGCACCCGGAGTCGACGGGACCGAAGTCGCGCCCGGGCCGCCGTCGAACAGGATCGTACCGACGCCTCCCGTACCTCCGGCGCCGGGCGTGGCGAACCCGGCATTCCCGCCGCCGTTCGCCTGGATCCCGTTCGGCAGGGTGCCGGTTCCGAAGATAGACTCACGCGGGAAGGCGTTCTGGCCGGTCCGGATGAAGTAGACATTCCCCATGATGACGGCGATGACAGCGCGGGCGTACTCGCCGCCACCTCCTCCGCCTCCGATGTCAGTCGGGTCGCCGAGGCGTCCAGTGCCGCCCGCACCCCAAGCCTCGACGAGGGCGTTCCCCGTGAAGGTTGCAGTCCAGGTCGTGTCGGGCATGGTCTACCTACCTCAGGTCACGACGACGGTCAGGTTCGCACCGGCCGAGATCGAGCCGACCTGCGTGATCGATATTGCCAGGGCATGATCGGAGTCGACGAGCGTCGACGAGAAGACGAGGTCGCCAACGAGATTGCCGCTCGCGATCGTCAGTGTCCCGAGCGTCGAGACCGTCGAACCGTCGGATCGCTTGATGAGCAGGATGTCGATCGTAATGTCCGTACCGGCCGGAGCGCTCTTGACCTGACCGGTCGCCTTCGTGACTGAATCGCCCTGGCCCGGCAGCCATGGGATCAGAGCGTTGTCGGTCGTGTCGAGATTCCCCTGGAACGTGAAGGCGTACCGGACGACCAGTGGAATTGGGATTCCGCCCGACCCGCCGCCGCCACCACCGCTAGCCATGCGTACCTCTTTCTTTCTCGTTCGGACTCAGGTCGGAATCGGGGCCAGCCACGTGACCGCCAGCATCGGAGACCAGCGGAAGTAGCCGGGGTCGTTCTCGACGAAGAGTCCGTATGCCGCATCGGCCTGAGACTCCAGCAGGAAGAAGTCCCCGACGTTCGCCTGGACGAGACCCTGTGCGAAGAAGGTCAAGCCGGTCTGCGCGAGCGGCAGGCCGCGCCGGTTCGTGAAGGCCGTAAACCAGCCGCCGGGACCTCCCTCGTGGACCGGGATCCCGTTCTGGTCGACCTGACAGCCGAACTCCTCTCCGAGACTTATGGTCTCGTCGAAGCTGACGTTCCCGAAGACGTAGTAGATCCCCGTCTTCGTGATGTTGACCTTCGTCGGGTCCGCGACCAGATCGACCATCCCGCTCGAGGCCCCGTAGACGATCGTGTCGAAGTAGGTCGCGTTACCCTGGCCTCGCGGCAGGTTGCTGATGTTCGGCATGTTCGCCGGATTTGCCAGCCGGACGCAGACCGACGGTCCGAAGACGAACGGGCTGCCGCCCCCGCCACCCCCGCCACCGCCACCGCCGCCAGCCATCGGTCACGCTAACCCTGGATGATGCCACGGATCATCGTGCAGCGGATGTCGTGCGCGCCGCCGAAGTCCCCTTTCGCGAGCTGGGCTCGAACGGTGACGAGGGTTCCCTCTGAAGTCCCGAGAAGCGCCGCGAAGTGCGTTCCTTCCGCCAGCGCCTGACAGTACCGCGTCGAGGCGGACGGATTGACGTCCCCGGCGGCCCCCATATCCGCGGCCTGCTCAGGTCCGGTCACGTCGTCGATCCCGAGCCCGATGAAAGCCGTCGTGCCGGAGACGCTCTGCAGGACGTAGATACCCTCCAGGTCGACAGCGTCCTCGCCGTTCGCGATGAAGTTGACTCGGCTGCCGACGCCTCCGTTCAGCTCGATGAACGGATTCGTGTTCAACGCGTAGGTGACCTCACCCGCGCCGTCATTGTAGGCCGGATTCGCCAGGATCGACAGCGACAGGCGATTGTACCAGTTGACGATCCACCGGTTCGCGTCGCTCGACTCGAACTGCGGCGTCGCGTTTATGCGGACCCAGCCGACGAAGCGCCAGTTGAGCGCGTTCCCGGAGATCCCGAGGTACCGGACGCCGTTCACGGTCGACGGCAGCGACGCCGACAGGCGGATCGACGACGGCGAGAACGTCGCCTTCGCGTTCGAGACGTAGACGTAGTAGAGCGTGTTCGCCGCGGGGGCTGACCCTGCGTCGGCGCCCGCGCCCGTGATCAGGTGATCGGCGATACCTCTCTGGAGACCGACACCGCCGCCGGGAATGACGACGGTCTGGCCGTTCACGACGACCTTGTTGCCGTTGTACTGCAGGAGCTGCAGCGTCGATGTGACGCCGCTCCCGAGATTGATATTGGCGAGGCGCGCCTGAAAGAGCGTCGCCGGGGACTGATTCCCGATCCCTCCGTCGGCCATACTATGCGATCTCCACGGTCCAGGAAACGCCGTCGTCGGCGTCGTCGGCATCGATCCAGATTGCCGAAACGTCCGTCAGGGCCAGCTCGACGAAGGCGCCGGGCTCGAGAGGCGTCGCCTTCGCGTGGTTCTGGGCGTCCGCGGCGGACGGTCCGACGTAGATGTTACCATTGTTCGTGATGAGCGCCCGGACGAAGATCTGGAATCCGTTCGGGACGGCCTGGGCCTGAAGCTGCGCGGCGGTGCCCGGGACCGCGACGACCTGCTGATTGACTGCAAAAGTCGGCTGGTTCGGCGGCGCACCGCCCCCGCCCCCACCGCCCGTCACGGGCAGGGGATTCAACGGACCGATCGGGATGCCGTTCTCGTCGTGCAGGACCGACGGCCAGAGGTTCGGGTTCAGTGGCGCGGGCATCGTGTCTCCTTCTTAACCACTAAGCCTCGAAGTCGCCGGTCTCCCACTCCGACGAGCCGCCCTTCGCGGAGGCCCAGTAGTAGTAGAAGCCGAAGACGCCGCGGACCGTCACGTCGACACCGGAGCGGTTCTCGATCAGCCCCTGGAACTGGCAGCGTCCGCGCAGGGCGAACTGCAGGCCCGCCTCAAAGAAGTTCAGGGGCGTTCCGACGCCCGGCCAGACCGTCGTCCGGCCGAACTGGATCGCGTGGCTCGTCCCGTACGAGGTCGGGTTCTGGTCGTCCCAGACCGGAATGATGTTCTTCGAGGGCGCGGCGATGCCCTTCTGGCCGAGCTGGAACCAGAACTCGAGCTGCGAGTTGAGCAGCGGCGCGATCGGCGCGACGTCGAGACCGAGGAAGGACGCCACGCCACGCTGCCGGTCGGCGATCTCGCGGTCGAACACGAGCGCGATCGACCCGGCCGGGATGATGAGCGACGAGCGGACCTTGATCAGCGGCTTCGAGAACCAGGGCGGCTGATTGAAGGCCGGGAACTTGACGAAGCAGACCCGGGGCTTCGCACAGGGATCCGGCTGCGGCGGGCAGGACGGATCGTAGACGACGTCGTACGGACGCGGCTCGCCCTGTCCGGCGTCGCGCCAACCCTCGTTGTGGTACTGCTCGTGGTCCGGGCCGCCCATGCCGCCTCCGCGAGGGGGCGGGCGCGGCGGGTCCGGGGGACGTCCCGGAGGACGTCCCGGGGGTCTCTTAGCTGACATACGAGATCTTTCTCCCCGCGAAGACGGCCTTGATCGTGTTGTCGGCGTTCGAGATGTCGGTCAGGTCGAGCTGGACTTTCGTGGATCTACGGATCAGCCAGGACGAGGCCCAGCGGGCGGGCCAGATGCCGCCTGAGCCCAGGAATCCGCCCGCGCCGTCCGGCATCTCGGCGTGTCCGCCGAACAGAAGGTCCCGATGGACATCGGCGCCGGTCAGGGCCCGGTCGTTCTGGCCGTCCCGGATCAGGCAGCGGAACTGACCGGTCGACTGCTGCGAGAGCTTGAAGCACTCGAAGTCGGAGTTGTCCGGGATCGTCATGAAGAAGATGTTCTTCTGGAGCGCCGTCAGGACGACGGGCTCGTCGGTCGTCTGGAAGTAGGCGTAGGTCCGCTCGCGCCGGTCGACGTACTTCCAGACCTCCTCCTTGATAGCTCCGGCGGGCGCCATATTCGGATAGAACTTGATGCCGCCCAGGACGAACTCGACGAAGCGGGCGTTCGAGAGGTCGTTGTTGTAGAGCGTCAGGTTGAGCGACTGGACCGGCGGGATGAAGATCGTCTCCGGCAGGACGTACGGCTGGGAGGCGTTCCCGGACAGCGCGAGCAGGGGGACGACACGATTCGAGAACTGGATCCGCTTCCCGGGATGCTCGAGCAGGAAGTCGATGTCGTAGGTCTGGAGCAGCGCACCCGGCTGGGTCGGGTCATCGGCGGGCGCGTAGACGTTGCACTTGACGTAGAAGGCCTCGATCGGGCCGTCGTACTGCGCCGTCAGCGGGAAGGGGCCCGCCCGACCGCCTGCCGGAATCGAGATGATCTGGTTCGGCTTCGAGACGGTCAGCTCGAACGGCTGAACCCAGTCCTTCGCTGGGTTCATGTAGATCTGACCGGTGTCTTTGTCTTTGAGGAATGTCGGGACCTGACTCCAGGCCATTGTAGTCTCCTTCCGAGCTAACTCAGCAGGGAAGCGGACCGCGCACAGTGCGGGCGCTAAAGTGCCATTGCTATCGGATTCGATTTCACGTTCATGTCACGCATCAGGGCGCTGTACTTCAATCCAACCTCGAAGCGTCCCATTCGACGACCGACGAGTTGCTTCTCGGAGTAGTACTTAATTCCGAGGTCAGCTTGCTTCCGTTTCACGATTAGGTACGGACGCGTCAGCATGAGAAACTTGACAGCGTCGCGATCAACGAACCGAAGAGTCCAGGATGGAACTCGCTTACAGCCGTCGCCACCGCTTTCACCCTTCGAATAGATGGTGCCCCCGAAGGCACGTCTCAGAAACTCCAGTGAAGCGTAGATCGTATTTACAACATTCACGCTCAACTGAGTTGACGATCCGCTCGCAGTGATAGAAACGGACCCCTCAGCGTCGAAGAATCCCGCGGCGTAAGCTTCGTCTGCGAATCCATCCGGCGTCGGAAGGTCGAGCCTTTTCTTCATCTCTGAGAGGCGAACCCTAATCGTCTCGCGAGCTGCGAGCTCAACGGGAGACATGTAACGAAACCGACGCTCTTTCCTTTTAAGAAGGAGGATTGCAAGATTGACCTGCTCTGTTTTTATGGATAGGAAATTTTTTACAGTCTCTAGAAAGTTCTCAGCCCTAGACGCAGAGCAGACCCACTGCCACCCGGGTTTTCTATTTTTCCTAGGGTCAGCAGCCTTTACGACCCATCCTCCGAACCTGGAGAGCAGCCACTCTAAAGACTCTCGATTTGTTCCGCTGACGCGGACTCCAAGCCGGTAGATGGATCCATGTTCAACGGTGATGTACACTGAGCCATCACCGTCGAAAAATCCAGCTGCGTACTTCTTTTCGTTTACGTCCATCAAGGAGTGTTCCCTTTTCAGGGAACACTCGAAGTTGCACGTTGCTTGTAACGTGTTCTCTACAAAGGCTTTAGACGCCTTTGTATAGGATCCCTCTCATGAACCAACGAAACAGCAGGTTGCCGGTCGTCCCGGCGAGCCCGCTCGGCCAGCTGATCTTGACGGAGTACGGCTCCGTCGCGTTGATGTGCAGCGCGCGTCCACCGATGTCGAACCGGTAGATGTTGTCGCTGACGCCCCAGCCGATGTGCGGCGCGTCGGTGACGGCCTGCCCCTCGGTGTCGACACCGGCGGGCACGTCCTCGATCGGGATCGTCAGGAAGGTCGTGTCCTGGCCGAAGACGACCTGGGCGACGCCCGCGGCTTCGACGAGCGTGTAGTTGCCGATCGACAGGAGCTTGGACGACGGGCTGCCCCAGATGCGGCAGTTATACCCGAAGACGTCGAAGCTCAAAGGCGTTCCCAGAGACCCGGCCTGGGTCTGGTTGGAATAGAGGAACGTCTTCACCGTCAGCGCGTCGTTCAGCACCTGACCGACGGGCTTCTGGTACAGCGTGAACTCGCGGTTCGGCGCCGAGGCCAGAATGATCTCCGAGTCGTACAAGGGCTGCTTGTACGACCGCACGATCGCCGCGGGCACGCCCTGCGTGATCTTGTAATCAGGCTGTTACTTTTGTGACCAGTGACCTCACTGGCGGGCGGAGCTCTTCGGCTCCACCTCTCGCGGTTCACTTCCCGCGAGTTCAGACTGTCGCACGCCCGTTTCCGGGCTCCTCTCGCTCAGTCGTTCAGCGTTCCCAGTGCCGCGCAGATTCAACTTGGCGCACTCCAAGTAGAGCTGCTTGCGGTACGCGCGTTCCCCGGGAGAGAGCTTCGAGCAATCACGGCGGGTGGAGAACGACCTCATCCGACTCCTGAGTTCGAACACCAGTTCCGCCTGCCGCGCCTTGATGACAAGGTACGGATAGATCACCCGAAGAACCTCTTCGGCGCGCTGATTACGGAAACAGAGACGGTAGACAGGCTTCTGTCCTTTGACCACTCTCCGACGATCGACCGTGATTCTTTCGATCAGATGTCCGATCCGGAATTTCACCCAGTCGATCAATTGGAGGTTCGTGTTCGTGATCTCGAGCGCACCGACGTAGTGCTCATACCCGAGACCGCGGGAACGAAGTTCGACAATCGTCACGGCTCCGTCGCCGTCGATCATCCCGGCCAGATACGCCTTCTCGGTTTCCGTCAGCATAGGATTCGCCCTTGTTGGCCTCTCAGCTTCCAAGTCTATCAGAGAGGATTTTACAACCCCAATACAATTTAGGGTTGAACTACCGTGACCCCCTGCGCCGAGGGGTCCGCCGCCGCCGCGGCGGCTGCCTGTCCCATGTTCATGATATCCACCTTTCGGTCTCACGCCACTTCCGGCCGGGACTCTCGTCCACGAAATGCCGACGGGGGGCTGGCGTCCGTAGCCCACTCCCCGCGGATCGCTCGCTCGGAGCGCCCCGCGGGGAGGCACCGGAGACTCGCGCCTCCGGTGCTCCCTTGGATCGCTTGGACTAGAACCGCTCGGACATGCCCCGACGCGAGAACTCGTCGTCCCCGCTGTCGTGACCCATTCCGGCGTTGGCGTTCTCGGTGTTGACCTGGGTGAGGTACGCCCCCATCCCACCGTTCGCCTGCTGCGTGTTGAACTGGGTCAGGTACGCCTCGGAACCGGCCGGACGCAGGTACGAGATCCCGGCGGGCTGCAGGTACGTCGACATCCCCTCGGAACCCGCGCTGCGCAGGTAGCCGTGGACGCCGCCGCCCTTGAGCTCCTTGAGGACCTCCGCCTCGATCGCCTTCCGGAAGGCGTCGGTCTCCGGCGAGCCGGAGAGCGTCGGGATGAACTGCTGGGCCGGAGTGCCCGCGACCGCGAGCGAGAGCCCCTGCCAGAGGGTCGCGAATAGACCGCCGGTCAGGACCCGGGCCGTCAGCTTCGGATTCTTCAGGAGGACGGACGCGCCGGTCAGGAGCGCCGTCGAGAGCAGGGTCGAGCCGACCTGGACGAACGGGGCCGTCCCGGCCGTGGCGGGCATCCAGGGCTGCACGTACAGCCACTTGCTCAGACCCATCGAGCCTCCGAAGCCGATGCCCATCTGGAACAGCGTCTCGAGCGTGTCCATCGAGAAGGCTGACATCAGGGCGTTCTTGATCGCCGCGACGGGGTCGCTGGACAACCGGTACGAGACCGCCGGGTTCCGACGGACACGACCGTAGCTCCGACGGGACTTACGGCTCCGACGGTGCCGACGCGGATTCGACACGACGACGGGGTTCGCGTGAACCCGACGCCGACGGCTCCGGCGGTAGCGCTTCGGGAAGCTGAACGCGCGGATCTGACCGCGACGCGAGCCGCGCCGACGGCGCTTCGCGTACTTGGTGATCTTGCGCCAGCGGCGGCCGACCTTGATGTGGCCGCTGGGATTGCGATGACGACGCCGGGACGACCGGCGAGTCTTCATGAAATGCCCCTTGGCATTTCGACGCCGCCCTGCCCGACGGCGCGTACGGGTGCGTGCCATCCGAATCTCCTTGCCCGTCGTGCGGGCGGTTCTGGAACGAGAACGTCTCCGACGGGAAGCGACAGGCTTCCTGCCGGTTTTGCCCGGGTTCATGAAAACGAGTGCTCCGATCATGCTTCTACCCTCGCATCCAGTCGCCGACCTTCTGGCCGGGGCCCATGACCTTGATGATCGCCTTGCCGGACGGCGAGGCGAGGACCGGAACCGACTTCTTCCATTTGTGCCGGTACATGTGCGGGCCTTTCTTCGAGCCCTTCGGAGGACGGTACATGTCCTCCGGCGAGTCGCCGTAGTGCGTCATCGCGACGACAGCGTCGACCTTGTTCGGCGAGCCGAGCGGCAGATGCTTCCAGACGACGCAACGCGTGCCGCGGTCGGAGGCCTTCTGGAGCCGGGCCGCCTGCTGGCACTGCTTGATCAAATCTCGGTCGCCGATCCTGCGCGCGAGCTCCATCGCCTGCGCGACGGTCATCTTCGTGCCGGGTGTGGGGAGACGGAGCGTGCCTGGGTTCTGCAGCGCACGAGACGCCTCGGCGGAGACCTTCATGGAGGCCTTGTACGCCGCACGAGGACCGTACATTCTCACGACCTCGGCCTTCCCCATCGCCTTACCGGCCATCGACGCGCGCGTCGGCCCCGGAACGAAGGTTCGACCGAACGATGTCGCCGCTCTTGCGGACTTCAGAATCCGACCGGATTCCTTGCGGTTCAACGGATTCGCCCCGACCGGCACGCCGAGCCTGCGCCTCCGCGTCGTCGTCCCGCCACGACGTCCGGCGTCCGTGTCGAGCCACTGTCGCTCGAGGGCGCGCTTCGCGGAGTCCGCCAGCGTGACCCATGGGAAGCGCGCATACTGCGCGGCGGTCGCCTCCGGGTAGCCGACGAAGCCGAGCAGCCAGAGGCGCTTCTGGCCGGACATCCGGTCCCACTGGACCGAGACCGGTGGATTCGCCATCAGGCCAATCGTCTGGAGGAGCGGGTTCGGAAGAACGTGTCCGTGCTTCGGATTCCTGCAGACCGGGTTTGAGCAGGGATTCTTCCGTAGCCCGAGCTCCATCTCGGCTGTCCGGTGGATGATCTTATGGCCGACTCGCTTGTACGGCTGCTCGCCGAAGAGAGCGACCGCTGAACCCATGCCGACCGAGACTCCGGCGGCCTCGGCGGCGGCTTCGCGGTTGAATGGCTTCACGCGGCGCGAGATGTCCTGGTAGCGACGAGCGACGCGTGCGGCCTTGGCGACCTCGCCACGGTTCAGCGGGTTCATCCGAGACCGTCCGATCCCGTACGCCTTCAGGAACTTCATCGCCTCGCCGCGTCCGTTCGCCGTGTAGACCGCGTTACCCTGGTGGTAGTCGGCGTACGGGCCGTGTCCGGACGCTTTGAAGAAGCGGTAGCGCGTCACGCCGTCGCCGGGCGCCCAGGTCGCGACAGACAGATTGAAGAGCGAGGCGGCGCGCTCCATCGCGTTCAGCTGACGCTTCGGATTGTTGAACGTGTAGATGTTCTTCCGGACACGACCTGGATTCTCGTGCGCCGAACGCGGCGGCGAGAGGTCGACCGTCGTGAAGGTCTCGTGCGGGTACTCGCGCATGACCTTCGGGACGTCGTAGACGGACTTCGCGTACAGCGGCTCGAAGGACCTGGACTTCGGGATCAGCTTGTACCGGTAGCCCTTCTCGAACATCCCCATGTCCATCTCGAACTCGGACGATGCGCCCTTGCGCGCGACGGTCGAGGACATCCCGCGGCTCGTCGGCCGGACGAGTAGGTGATCCCAGTTGCCGAGCTCAGCCTCTCCCTCGAAGGAGTCCCGGAATGTCCGGGCCGCCATCTCGCGCGTCGCCTTGTTGAATATCGTGTCGATCTTCGGCGGGAGCGAGCCGCGCTCGGAGCTCTGGACGAATTCGCGGATGTACTTCTTCGCGCCGGACTCCATCAGGTACATGAAGAGCTTGACGGCCTTTTCGCGGTCGTAGACGCCCTTCCGGCGCTTCAGCATCAGGTTCTTCACGATCGGAACGTACTGCTGCCGGTGCAGGTCCGCGTCGTTCTCGATGTACAGCTCGAGTTCGCGCGCCGCGTCGGCGTTGGCCGGACCGGACGGAGGATTGTTGAAGGTGTAGATGTTCCGGCGAACCGTGCCGCGGGGATTCGAACGTGCCGAGCCGCGGGGATAGATCTCCTCGGTGATACCCATCACGTACGCCATCGCCACCGAGATCTTCATGCCGACTCGAGCGCCCATGATGTCTAGGTAGATGAAGTAGATCCGACCGGTCTTATTGGCGAGCGCCTGACCACGCTCGGCGCACTTCCGGATCGCCTCCGCGCCGACGCCGGTCGCGCGCTTCGTGTAGACGACCTCTCCGGTCGTCTTGTCGACCAGGATGAAGGACGGCGGATTCTTCGCGGCTCTCATCGGCGCCTCCGCATCGAGACATGCGTCCGAGGGACCGGATTCCGACGGACGGCTGACGCAGCGCGCGTCTCGCGCCGGGAGAACCAGACGCCGATCATGGCTGAGACCGCGGCGCCTGCGACCATGCCGACGACGACCATCGGCAGGACGTCGTTGACGAGCATGTTCTCGATGACCGGCGCCATCGACGCCGTCGCCGCGTCGGTGATCGACGTGGTCACGTCGCCGAGGCCGGGTCTCCGGATGTAGGTGATCTGGCTCATTCTCGTTGACTAGCGGCTACGGCGCCGACCGGCCGTGCCGGGGCGCTGCTTGTGCATGACGTAATAGGTCCCGGCGCCGATGATCCCGAAGAAGGCCAGCGTGACCGGGTTCAGGTACCAGGGGACGGTTCCGGGCGCGAGAACCGTCTTCCCGGCGAGCTTGTTCGTCGCGGCGATGACGGACTGCATGAGCGAGGACTGCATCGCGGCGGGCGCGATCGTCCCCGCCGCCGTGAAGGCCGAGGCGATCGAGGTCCAGACCGAGCCGCCCGCGGAGGCCGCGGCGGCGGCAGTCGGCGAGGAGGAGGCCGCGGGCGTCGGGACAGGCGCGAGCTGGTTCGACGTGACCGCGGTCGACATGATCGAGGCCGAGGACGCGGCGGGCGCCGGAGCGGGCGCAGGAGCCGCGGCCGGGATTGACGTGACGATGTCCGGCGTCGGCGACGTGCCCGAGGAGTCCGGCGAGAGCGAGGTCACCAGACCCGGGTCGCTCGTCGTGTCCTGGCCCATGCCCTCCATGACCCCAAACGGGATCCGGCGGGGTGAGACCATGACGTTACGGCGTCTGACCATCATCGGCTGTCCCATGTTCGTCCTCACTTGTCTCTCGGGTGACTCGGCGGCCTTGACCTTCACGTACGCGCCCGTCCGGACGTACCGGACGGAGTCCTGGCCCATCTGCCCGTTCCAGCGCGAGCCGGGCGGGTAGAACTGGCTCGTGATCTTGTAGCGGGGATTGACGTCCTGGGTCTGGTAGTAGGGGTTCCCGTGGTCGTTCGTCGGGTAGCCCGCGATCGACTCGATCCGCTCGGACGGGTTAACCAGCGGCGCGGCCTTCAGGAGGTGCATGTCCGGATTGAGGTCGGCGTCTGGGATCTGCGTCTCGTGCGGCGGGAGGAGCTGTAGGTCGTCGAAGTTGCCGGGCGGGATCAGGCCGGGCCCGGCGCCGAAGTCCTTCGGGATCCCGTAGGCGATGTAGTCCTGAGGATAGGCCGTGTCGATGGGCGCGGTCGGCGAGGCCTGATTGTCGCCGAAACCGCTCAGACCTCTATTGATGGCGGCCATGTCGGCTCCCTTCAGGACGCTCTCGATCGGCTGCTCCGGCCAGCGGGCCAGCATGTTCGGCGCGACCGGCGGACGCCAGCCCGAGTAGGCGCCGGGCGTCGACGAGTCGAGCGGGTACCAGTTGCCGTCGACAAGGAGCGACGTCCAGACGTGCGAGAACTCGTCCGGCCGGGACGCGTCGACCTTCGCGGTCTCGAAGGCGTACTGGAAGCCCAGGATGCCGCCCAGCGTCGCGGTCATGATCGCGAAGGTGTCGCAGTCCCCGGTGAAGAGTCCCGGACCGTTGTAGGTCCCGGCCTGCTTCGCCTGGATGACCGGACGCATCGCCTCGATCGGATGCTCCAGACCCTCGACCTGGAAGGCATCGGACTTGAAGATCCCGTGAGCCTTACACCAGTTGAAGATCGCGTCGGCCGTCGCCGTGGTCTTCCCGCGGACGTCCCCGGAGACGGACATCCGGATCCAGGTCGCGATCTTCTGGAGCGTCGGGTCGAGCTTCCCCTGCGCGACCAGGGTGTGCATCTTGTCGATCGTGGTCGACGTGCCGGACACGCCTCGGTCGAGGTTCTCGACGGTCGAGCTCATCGAGAACTCCTGGAGGTAATGGGGAGAGGGCTCCGGACGGGTGTCCGGAGCCCTCCGGAAGAAGGAAGAGCTAAGGAGGAGGTCAGGTCACGTTCGGCGGAACCGGGCGAACAGCGCATTGCGCTCCCTGGATTTCTCCAGGCTGTCCACCCAGTACGGGCGATCCACCTACTTCTTCGTCGCGAGCACGGTCACGGTCGGTTTACCGGCGCGGACCTCGATGAGCAGCTGCGCGGCACACCTCTTGTTTCCGCACTTGGCTTCGAGGCTCCCCTCGATCCGCTGCCGCATCAGCCAGTTTCCGCAGGCCGGACACCGCAGGTCATTCCCCGTGCTCTCAGGCATCTTTTCGTTCTTTACGAAAAAAGCCGCGACGTTTCCGCCGCGGCTTGTCCGCCCAGTACGAGCGATCCGCCGAATCTCTACGTGACAGTTTGCGACGAGCTGGATTGTTTGTCAAGCGAAATCCGAATCAGAGAATCTCGAGGACACGCCGACAGCGTTTACAGACGACGCACCAGCGCGTCCGACCCCAGAGCGCGGCAATATTCTCGACAGCGGGATCGTGTCCGCGAAGGATCAAGCAGGCCGTCTGACGGAGCCACCGCAGGAAGCGCACGTCACTTCTTTGTCCGCGCGCCGCTGAACAGCGCGGAAAACGCCGACTGGAGTCCGCCAGATTTGATGATGATCCGGAGATCCTCGCGCAGGCCGCGGATCTCGTCGATCAGCTCGTCGGTCACGTCGCGCATCCCGTCCTTCGGCATCATGACGGTCTCGGCGACGCCGGAGGCGACGTCGATCAGGCCGTTCATGACCTCGATCTGCTTCTTCGCGACCGCGGAGAGGTTCGCCGTCGCGAGGGCGATGTCCTCGAAGGACTTGATGAACTGCGCCCGCTGCTGGCGGATCTGCGCTTCGTCGTCCGGCGGCATGTCGTCGAAGTCCCCGTGTACACGGTCAGACGGACTTGTTCCTCTTCCGGACCTCGTCGAGGACGAGGTCGATCGACTCGACCATCTTGTCGACTTCCTTCGGTGAGGTCCGTTCGAGGATCTGTGCGACGCCGGTGATCTGCTTCAGGAACTCCATGCCGACCGGGATCCCGTTCGAGATCAGGAGCTCCTTCGTCTCGGACTCGCTCAGGCCGTTCCGCTTCGCGGACTCAATAACTGCCCGCTCTCCGAGGATGAAGGACTGCCTGAAGAGGTCCTGGATCTGATCCAGGATGACCTCCTGGGACGTCTTGTTCTCGAGATGCTCCATTACTTTCCACCCTTCGCTTTCTCTTTGATCCACTCGGCCTGGACGGTCTTGATGAGCCGCCGCAGGAAGCTCGCGACGGCCTCGTCCTCACCTGCCTTCTTGATCTCGTCTACCTGCGCGCGGTCACCGCCGGACTCCATCAGGAGCGCCTCGAGCTGCGGACCGGAGTCAATCGCCTCGAGCCGGTCGAGCAGCTCGTCGTCGAGGAACTCGATCGCATCGGCGGCGACGTAGGACTCGACGTGCTTGTTCTCGGCGGCCTGCTGCGGGAATCCCTGCCGGATCTCCGAGCGGATCCCGTGCAGGACGAAGTCGACGGCGAACTTCCGGTCGTACTTCATCTCGCCGGGGTGGACCGGGAACGGGATCTTCAGGGTCGCACCGCCCTCGCCGAGCATCGGGAAGACTCCGTGCTTCACATCACCTCCTTCGCCGGGTGCCGCCTCTGCGGGCGCCACCGGCTGCGTCTTTTTCGTCAGGTCGGTCGGCTGGATCGCGATCTGCTTGACGGTGCCGCCTGAGCTCCGCTGCTCCGAGACGACTTTCGTCCCGGCGTGACGGGGCGGGACGGCGATCTTGCCCTTCGGGACCTGCATCGCGATCAGCCGTCCGCTCGCGTCGGGCGTCAGCTGGATCCCCTGCGCCATCAGGTCGTCGTGGACCTTCTTCGCGACGGCCTGGGCGGCCTCGGCGTGGATCTGCTGCTCGCGCTCCTTCGAGACGACGCCGCCCGGCTCCTTCTTCATCTGCGTCTCGACGAGCGACTTCAGGATCGGCGCGAACTCTTTGACGGCGAGCTTCGCGACGTCCTCGTACTCGGAGCCGCTCTCGCCGCCTTCCTTCCCGCCACCTCCGGCCATCAGATTGTCGAAGGACATGTCGATCAGGCGGCCCTCGAGCTCGGACAGGCGGGTGCCCTTACCCTCCCCGGCGCCCGTGATCGCCTTCAGCTTCTCAGCGCGGTTCAGGAACGTGTCGAGCTCGTCGCCGGACGAACGGACCGGCGCCGCAGCCTTCGTCGTCAGAGCGGTCATGAGCGTGGAGATCTGCGTCGCGTCGCTGTCCATCTTCTTCGTCAGGAACTTCATCACGTCGGACTCGCCGGACGACGCGGGCTTCGCGGTCGCAAGCGCAGCGATCGACTGCGCGAGCGATGTGATCGAGGTCTCTAGCTTGTCGAAACGGTCGTTGACCTTCTTCTCGGCGAGCTGTGCGGCGAGCTGGGCATTCTGCTCGCGGAGCTTCTTGACCTCGTCAGACTCGCCGACCGGCAGCGCGGGCGCGGGCGGCTTGTTCCCGCCCTCCATGTCCCGGACCTGGGACTCGAGTTCCTCGATCTCCTTCTTGACGCGGGCACGCTCGAGGCGACGCTCGAGGTCCTGACGGAGTTTGATGAGCGGATCCGTCTCGCGCATCGTCGGGTCGCTGGCGGAGGTCGGAATCATCGTCCGGGGGTCCTGCTGCGCGGCCTGCTGCTGCGCGGCGGTCGGCGCGTCCTCGAAGAACGGCTCCGCATCGACCTCGGGATGCTCGATCGTGAAGAAGCCGAGCATCTTCTCCTCGCCGTTCGTCGTCGCCGGGTGGATCGTACACTTGTACTTCTTCCCGCCGTGCCGGTCGAAGACGTCGTTCTCGATCTCCTCGCGCGTCGTCGGACACTGGTAGCGATCCGGAAGCTTGATCGCGCAGCGACGGCGCGTCCCGTCGGCCATCTCGACGGACTTCGGAAACTGCCGCTGGACGACGACCATGTTCCTGCCGTCGGCGAGCAACGCGTCGGTGTCGTCCGGAGGCTCGACGTCGGACGCCGGGGTCGCGACGGGGGCGGGCTTCGTCGTGTCTCCGCCGAAACGCTTCGCGGCGGCCCGGGCGGACTTGTCAGAACCTTTGATGGTCAGCTGGACCTGCGCGGGCTCGTCGGCAGGACTCTCCGGAGCGTCCGGGATCGGCTCGGTCTCCGTCAGGACCGTCCCGGCGCCGGATCCGAGCGCGGGATCCTCTGGGACGTCACCGCCGTTACTTGACAGGTCGGACGGACGACTCTTTGAGGGCTTTCGCGACATTCCAGGCCTCCAGAATTTGCGGATGACTGATGAACCCCTTGAAGAGGTGCATCGGACAGTAGATGTGGACGGATCCGTTGACGGCGAGGGTCGCATTGCAGTGGTGCGCGTCGACCTGTTTCGACCCGAAGAGCTGGCCCGTGAGGGGACAGAGCACCTTCACCTGAGGTAGGAGCACTCTTCCGGGCTTCGTCATGCCCTATTTATATATAGCCTGGATCGTCGGGTCAATCGTTTTCGGAATCCGATTTTCCACTTGACAGGCCAACCCAGCGTGCTATACTCATTCCGTGGGCGCCAGACGACACAGCATAGAGTCCCTGAATCATCGCGGCCGGGGTATTGGTCTGTCCGCATCCGGCTCTGGTGCCCACACATCACGCGCCGGTATGTGCGCGGATGGACTACGGGCCGCGATGATTCAGCGGCTCTAGGCACACTCCGGACGGCGGGGAGGAGGACCCCGTCGGCCGGATGAGAGACGAAGAAGGAGGAGCCCGTGACGAACGCTGTGGTCCCGGCGAAGCCCGCGCTGTCGCCCTGGACCTTCACCGACGAAGAGATCTTGGCGCACTTCCCAGCTGGAAAGACTCCGCGCCCCCAGCAGATCGAAGCGATCAAGAAGATCAATGCCGCCTTCCGCGACGGGAAACGCGTCGTCGGTCTCGAGATGCCGGTCGGCTCCGGCAAGAGCTTCGTCTGCATGACCTTCGCGAACGCCGCCCGTACGATCGGCGGCACGCACTTTTGCACGGCTCAACGAATTCTCCAGAAGCAGTACGCCCGGGACTTCCCTGCACCAGAGATGGAGGTCCTGATGGGGCGGGCAAACTACGCCTGCACGCATCCGGACGCCAAGCCGGACACCGACGCGGCGCACGGTGTCTGCCGTTCCAAGAGTAAGGGGATCCTGGCGACCTGCCTGCATGACGACGCCGAGCCGATCGCCCGGGCAGCCGGGATCTCTCCGATGCAGGCCGCCGTCTCGCTCGCGCTACCGGCGAGCTGCCATAAGTGCCCCTACTGGTCTCAGCTCCAGCGTTGCGCGGATCACCCGATCACACTCTTCAACTTTTCGAGCTTCCTCTTCCAGCAACGCATCGGACGCTTCGGTAAACGCGGCCTCATGCTGATCGATGAGTGCCACGCGACTGAGGGAAATCTGATGGCGTTCGTTTCGATGGAGTTGACCGAGTGGTCCCTGTCGATCGTCGACGTGAAGATCGGCGACGAACCGATCGAGTCGAAGGCTCAGTTCGCCGAGTGGCTCCGCGAGACCGACCTGCTCCGTAAAATCGAAACGGCGCTCAAAAGCGCCGAGGACGGAGCCGAGGACGTTCCGGAGGATCTGTCGGCGGCCGAGGCCGACGCTCTGAAAGAACTCCAGATGAAGCTCAGTAACTTCATGGCGTACCTGGACAAGACGGAGTGGGTCCTAGAAACGAACGTGTACAAGGACCGTCGCGGTGAGTCGTCCCTCAAGATCGTCGCCCGTCCGCTCTACGCGAAGGACTTCGCCGAGGATCTACTTTTCAGGCACGCCGACCGCGTCCTGGCGATGTCCGGAACGATCCTAGACATCCGGATCTGGTCGGAAGGGCTCGGTCTCGATCCGAAGGCGGTCGCCTTCGTCTCGATGGATTCGGACTTCCCTGTCGAGAATCGAAAAGTCTTTTTGTCATACGCTGGGAATTGCTCTCGAAAAACTCTAGATGAAACTAAACCTAAGCTGGTACGACTGGTCCGCGCGATCTTAGCCGCCCACGTCGGTCAGCGCGGCCTGATCCACACGCAGAGCCACGACCTCGCCAGCTACCTCCGGCAGGAGGTCGCCTCGCCTCGCTTCCTGTTCGCCGACCAGTTCGACGGCGACAAGGACGAGATGCTCCAGGCACACGCCGAGCGCGAGGACAGCGTCCTTGTCTCCCCTGGAATGAAGGAGGGCGTCGACCTCCGTGACGAGCTTGGCCGCTTCAATGTGATCCTGAAGATGCCGTATGCCTCGATCGGCGACAAGATCATCAAGGAGCGTATGGAGAAAAACCCAACATGGTATTCGTACAAAACAATTATTGACCTCCTCCAGAGTCTAGGGCGTACGACTCGAAGCAAGACAGACTGGAGTTACACCTACATTCTGGATAGCGGATTTGAAAATCTCTTATTTAGAAATGGGCACATGATCCCGGACTGGGTAAAGGCTGCCTTTGTTCGTGGCCTTCCAAAGGAGATCAGACGTGCTTGAAAGAACTGGACTTTGCAACTGCGGCTGCGGCGGTAGAACTACAGTAGCAAAAAAGAACTGCAAAACATCGAATAGAATGAAGGGATTTAGTTCATTTTACATTCGAGGGCACCAACCTAAAGATTCTGTAAGGTTGAGCCAAGATAGACTTCTCAACGAGAATAAGATCTGTACTTCCTGCAAACTTGAGAAAAAAAAATCTGAATTCAGAAAGAAAAGTGGGGCGTATGGAGACGGGCGTTCATCGTATTGCTTTCCTTGCGAAAAAGTAAAATTAAAAAATTACTTCAAAACAGAAGCTGGAAAGCAATCAAGAAAAAGAGCTGCTGTAAAACTTCGTAAATCCGGCTACTATAAAAATCTTGAATGCAGGGTAGATCAGAGATTTCGTCGAGCAAAGCAAAGAGCAAAATCAATAGGAAGGTTATTTGATATTTCATTCGAAGAGTACAAAGAAATAATCTCAAAGCCTTGCCACTACTGCAGGCTTCCGATGGATCAGAAGTCAGGATACTGCCTAGAACGGCTTGATAATTCAGTTGGGTATACAAAAATAAACGTAGTTCCATGCTGTACGCTATGTAACTGCACAAGAAGCAATAGATTCACTGTCGGAGAAATGATTTCTTTTCTTGGACCAACAATTCACATTATCCGTACTTCAAGAACTTGCAATAACCTAGATCCGCAGCACTATCTTGGGTTAATCGAAAAATTCAAATCTCTATTTTCCGAATTCAATCAACAGCTAAAGGATAGCTTTAGTTGCGATACGACCCATTCCGACACAGCGCCCGTGTCTAAGGAACAGAAGAAGGTCGAGCCGCAGTAGACGGCCCGAAGGGAAGAAGAAGGAGGAGAGTATGTCCGGCGACCCGTTCGAGGATCCCGTCGTTCATAAGCAGTACCTGAAGATCGCCCTGTCCGGCGAGGGCGGATCCGGAAAAACAAGAGCGCTGCTGTCGTTCCCGAAACCCTGCGTCATCGATACCGAGAAGGGCACGCTGCCGTACCGGGGCAAGTACGACTTCAAGGTGAAGGTCCTGAACCGCTGGCGCCAGCTCGACGGCGTGCTCAAGTGGCTCAGGGCGAACCCTGGCGTCTACGAGACACTCGCGATCGACTCGACGACGATCTTCTACCTGGATCTGATCCAGGAGATCGTCGACTACATCAAGAACAAGCGCGGCAACGAGATCATGTCCCCGGGCGACTGGGGAATCGAAAAGAGGCGTTGGGCCGCCTTCCTGAACCAGTTGGTCGAGCTGCCGATGCACGTCATCCTCTCCTTCCGAGAGAAGGCCGAGTACGAGGAGACCATCAACAAGATGGGCGAGGAGGTCCGGAAGAAGACCGGCTCGTTCCTCGCCGAAGCCGACAAGCAGACCGAGTATCTGTTCGACCTCGGCTACCGCTGCCACACGGAGCTCAACAAGAAGGACAAGACGACGAAGTTCCTGATGACCTGCACGAAGACGCGCTTCGACTGGTCGCCGAAGTATGGCATCTGGGACGTGACCGGCAAGCGCGCCTACCAGGAGTTCTTTGCACCGCACGCCGTGAAGATGCTGGACGCCCCGGACGCGCCGGTCGTCGAGCCGACCGAGCCGATCCTGATCCTGCCGGATCCGACGCCGGTCGAGCGGACCGCCGACGCCATCGAGACCGTCGCGAAGGCTGACCCCGAGACGATCAAGGCCGCCGCCGAGAGCTTCGCGAAGCCGAAGCCGGAATCCGACACAATGGAGACGCTGAACAAGCTCTTCAGCTATCCGAAGCCGGACCCGTCCCAGCCGGAGGCGACGCTCGAGGATATCAAGGTCCTGATGACCCGTTGGAGTGAAATCAACTGGCCCGACCAGAAGTACAAGTGCCGAGCCCAGACCTGCGGGGCGGACGGACACACCCATCACAACACGACGAAAGCCGAAGGGAAGTCGCTCCTGCTGGCCGCCTACGACGTCGCCTCGTCGAAGGAGCTCCGGAAGCCACAGGTCGATTTTCTCTACGACGCATTCGGCAAGGTCCTGTCCGGACTTGCCTTCATGGCTCGCGATGCGAATGGAGCCGTCTACATCGCGACGCCTCCCGGTGAGACGGAGGAGGAGGTGCGGGCGAACGTCCTGAAGTGGGAGTAGATGTTTGCTCTGGAGGGGGTGGACCGCTGTGGTTGACTTCCTAATACCGAACAAAGAAAAAGAAAGGAAGAACAATGGGTAATCCAGAGAATCCCTTCGCGGACTTCGAGACCGACTTCAAGTCCGCCGACAAGGCGGATCCGGCGGCGACTCCAGGTCGCGTTCCTCCGGAGACCTACAAGTTTGTCCTGACCGCCGCGGACGTGAAGGGCGACGGCGTCCTCGCGGACCACGAGGTCTTCGTCGCGAACTCCGGATCGAAGGGCTTCAAGCTCTTCTGCGAGATCCTTGAGCCCGAGTCCGTCCCGAACCCGAAGACCGGCGAGCCGCACGTCACGAAGGGCGTCGTCCTCGAGCATGTCTTCTGGGTCACGCAGAAGAATCTCCCGTACATCAAGCGGGACATCTCAACGATCCTCGAGCGCGACCTCGGCTCACTGACCGAGCTCACGACAACCACCTGGGCCGGTCGGACCTTCGAGGGTGTCGTGAAGGATGAAACCAGGGACGGCTACACGCGCAGCCGGATCGCCTTCATCAACGCCTGGGTCCCCGTCGCCGAGGACAAGAAGGAGGATCAGAAGAAGCTCGAAGCGAGCAAGGCGAAGACCGCGCAGCCCGCGAAGGGTGCGGCAACTCACGCAAAGGGTGCGGCGCCTGTGAAGGGGCAGCCCGCGACCAAGTCCGGCAGCTCGGATTTCTAGCACGTTCCGAAGGGGACTGACATCCTCTTCTCTCTCTGCTGTCCACCGGGTCCTCCCTATTCCCGGTGGACAGCGATAGAGGGAACGGGCTAGATCGGGTGGGATCCGCGCGGTGGCACGCGCGGCATAGAACGGAGAGAGTCGCGGTGTCTGACACGAAGCCGGAGATCGCATCTTCGGCACGCTTCATACAAGAGCTCTGGCGATCCGCCCCAGCAGACTGGATCGTCGAGATCAATCTCCTCCAGTACCGGCCGACCCAGGATAACCCCGACGCGAAGCGGATGCGGGCGCTCTTCTTTCCGGTTAAGCAGGCGCTCGCCGACTGGGAGACGATCCGGAGGCAGCTCGAACACTTCAACAAGACCCAGGTCGAGAACATCCACCACGGCGTCAATCCGCGCTTCCGGAAACCGAAAAAGCACGGTCTGAACTCAGACGTCTCGCACTACGTCGCGGCCTGGGTCGACGTCGATTTCCACGGCCAGGAAACAGCCGTCCGGAAGCAGTTCGCAGAAGTAATCTCAGACCTGCGCGCCCGTGGCCTCGGACCGTCCGTCATCATCGAGTCCGGACGTGGCCTGCACGCCTACTGGCTCTTCACCCAGCCGGTCCTGGTCGCGGTCGCCCGTCCGATCTGCACGGGCCTTCAGGACTACTTCAAGATCGCCGACCCTGTCAGCGACCAGCGCCGGATCCTCCGGCTGCCGGGCTTCGCGAATCTGAAGGACCCGAGGGATCCTCGCTTCTGCACGATCGCCGAGGCGACCTGGGAGCGCTACGCGCCAGAGGCTTTCAAGGACTTCGCGATCGACCCGAAGAAGAGCGAACACGACCTCGAGCTCGAAGTGGAGGAGAAAGAGAAGTCCCAGACGAAGACCTCGTCTCGGGACTCCCGGATCGAAGAGATTAAGGGCGGCGTCGACGAGTCCGGTGGTCCTTACGGGGGGCGCCACCTATCGGCCGTTGCTCTCGCCGGGCACTACTGCTCGAAGCTCAAGACGAAGAAGCTCGCGATGTACGCGATGAAGGACTGGAACACGAAGAACCGGCCGCCGATGCCGGACGACGAGGTCGAGAAGATTGTCGAGGATATCTGGGCTCGCGAGGAGATCAAGCGCGCCGAGGAGAAGGAAGACCGGAAGGACCGGCAAGACGACGCCCCAAAGGGGCCATCAGACGGCCCGCCCTGGTTCGACGAGGACGGCCGACTCGTCCCGGCGCTGCTGGCCGCGCACATCATGTCCGAGACGCGCTTCCTGGCGACGCCGATCGGCGACGACGGGAAGGGTATCCGGCTGTACTTCTACAGGGACGGCGTCTTCAAGCCCGGTGGATCCGACTTCGCCCGTCGCGAGATCGTGAAGGCGATGGGCAAGTCTCTCCGTGACAAGCACCTGACCGAGGTCGTCGAGCTCATCGTCGAGCTATCAAAGAGACCGTACGATGAAGTCGATCTTTACGCGAAGAATCTGATCAACGTCAAGAACGGAATGCTCGACTGGAGGACGAAGCAGCTCTCCCCTCACGACCCGAAGTACCTCTCGACGATCCAGATTCCGGTCGTCTGGGATCCTGCGGCGAAGTCCGAGACGCTCGACAGGTTCTTCAAGACGATCCTGCCGGAGGACGCGATCCTTCTCGTCGAGGAGTACGTCGGGCACATGATGATCCCGGACGCCTCGATGACGAAGTGTCTCGTCCTGGTCGGGGAGGGCGGGAACGGAAAGTCGACGTTCCTCGAGCTCGTCGAGCACCTGATCGGAGAGCGGAACATTTCGTACTGCTCGCTCCAGAGCCTCACCGAGGAGCGCTTCCTGGCCTCGGTCCTGATCGGGAAGCTCGCGAACTGCTACGACGAGCTCGAGTCGAAGGCGCTCGAGAACACCGGGATCTTCAAGCAGATCACCGACGGGAATCAGATCAAGGCCGAGGAGAAGGGTAAGGCGCCGTTCTGGTTCCGACCGTTCTGCCGGATGGTCTTCGCGACGAACCAGATGCCCCGCGCGACTGACAGGTCCTCGGCCTACTTCGACCGATTCCTTTTCGTTGAGTTCAATCAGCGGATCAGGGATACCGGGAGCGAGATCAAGAAGTACTCAGAGAAGCTGGTCTCCGAACCTGGACTGCTGTCGGCGTTCCTGTCGCGAGCGGTCGACGGGCTTGGCCGCCTCATAGCTCGAAGCCGATTCACGATTCCCGGATCCTCGAAGAACGCGCTCGAGGAGTACCGGCGGGACTGCAACTCGGCCTACGACTTCCTCCGGGAGTGCTGTCGCGAGGAGACGAACGGCTGGCTCGCCGGGCCACTCGTCTACGACCGGTACAAGGTTTGGTCCGAGGATGGCGGCCGGAAACCGATGTCGACGCGCGAGTTCAACAAGACCCTCCGGGGTGCGAATGTTAGAGAGGTCCGGCGCGGCGAGGCGCGTGGCTGGGGCGGTATGACGTGGTCGAACGGTCACCCACCGACTGGCGCTCGGGACGAAGTCCAGGAGTTTGGTAAGTCGAGGCCTACAGACGCTTCGTCACCGACGAAACAGCTTGGCCTTGATTTTTGAGCTAAAAATGATGTTTTCAGTGACAGTCGATGACAAAAGTGACAGAACAGATCTATTCTACCTCGTATTTGGGATATAGAAAAATATTAAGTAGAGTAGCGTTGAAGGAATAATTTTCTACGTGTGTAAATGCGGAGCAGAATGGGTTTGGACTGTCACTTTTGTCACTAAATTCACCGTCTCAAAATGAGAATGTTAGATACGTTTGAGGTATAAAAATGAGCTCAATTCAAGCCACGATCGCCGCGAAGCAGCGGGCGATGCTCCCGCAGCGCCTCACGAACGGCGCCGCAGTCCTCGGCCGCCTCTGGCGTGAGAACATCCGCTGCCTCGGGAGCTGGTCCGGCCTCTGCCCGTGCCCGGCGCCGACAGACTTCTGCGGTGCAAAGGCGAAGTGGCTCGGGCTGATCCGGGAGCTCTGTGGTGGACCGCCCTACGAAACACCCTGGAACTCGCCGGAGGTCCTGTCCGGGACCGAGGGTTACCTCGTGTTGGAGTTAATGAGCCGGAAGATGATCGAGGCAACCGGCCTGACGATCCGGATCGCCCGGCCCGGCGACCGCGTGCCGCTCCGGATCGGACCGAAGGGGACGGACTTCCAGACCGTCATCGACCTCGCGGCGATCGACGACGACGCCGTCCAGGCCGTCGCGCTCGACGCTGTCGTGAAGCTCCAGGAGGTGTTCGGTGCCCGCTGAGAATCCCTTCGGCGAGATCGACCGGGCGTTCAACGAGACGCTACAGAAGCATCTCGACCTTGCTCTCGAGCTGGACCGGATGGACGAGGACGTGACCTCGTGGGAAGCCGATTTCCTCCAGAGCATCATCGCCAGACTACGCGACAAGAAGATCCCGCTGACCCAGGGCCAGATCGACACGCTGTACAAGATGTGCGACCAGTACGACATCGACCGCGACGAGGACTAAGCGTGTACACGAGGAGATTCGACATGGTCGAACGAGGCGGACCCTCCGACATGTTCGGGCCGCTCCTGCCGCGCCGGAAACGCGCCCGCGGCTGGACGGAGCTCGACCGGATCCGGAGGCGCTACGCGAAGCTCTCCCAGCTCGTCGCCGACGGTGAGGCGAACGAGCGGCAGATGGAGGAGGCGAGTCGCCTCAGAATCCTAATCATCGACCGCGAGAACGAGGCGAGGGTGAAATGGGCGAAGTCATTCGGCAAGTAGAAGGCTCGACGGCCTTCCTGCAGCTCCTCGAGGAGCGTAAGGATTCCTGTTTTCTTTGCCGCTGGACCCTCTTCGATCTGACAAAAAACGGCAAGCTGACCGGCTGGCCGCTCGACGCTTTCAGTAAGCCGGACTTCCCGATCTCGGCGAAACTCACTCACGCCATCCTCGAGCTCGGAGACTCGGCGCCGGACGACTGGGAGGACGACGAGGATCTCGCCTCGGTCGTCGCGCACCTGCTCGAAACCTCCACGACCCTGTACTGAAAGGATTTCCGATGCCCTTCCGCTGCAAGATCTGCGAGCTCGACATCCTGCCCGGCGCGCCGATGGTCTCGAACGAGCGCGACGAGGTCGCGCACGAGACCTGCTTCAGGCCTGTCGCGAACCTCGTCGCTCATACTGTGTCGAAGCCGCCTGTTCCGGCCGCGCCGGAGCCCTGCATATCAGCCGTCAAACAAACGATTTGCATAGTCTGTGGAATAGATTGCATCAGTCGATGTCCTTGTGGTGCGTTAGTTTGTCAAGCTTACAGCTTTGAGCGCTCATGTAGCCTAACCCATGAGAGCACTTGTGGTATCGCCAGGAGATCTAGAGAGGTAGATAGCGAGGTTGTGAAAAGTGAAAAACAAGATCTCTATAAAAAACGGAACGGAAAATGCAAGAAATTAAAATAGGAGATAAGTTTGGCCGTCTCGTAGTTCTTCGTGAATCTTCAAGAGCGTCCTCAAAGAGGCGTGAGAGGCGATGGTTTGTTCGTTGTGATTGCGGTAAAGCTCTAATTGTTAGAGATCAGAGCTTAAAGAGAGGGTTAACGAAATCGTGCGGATGTTTAGCTCTCGAATTAAAAATAATACGCTCTAGGACGCATGGGCTCACGAAAATCCCAGAGTACAAAATTTGGAACACAATGATCCAGAGATGCCATAACAAAAACTCTACTAAATATCGGCGATACGGTGCGCGTGGAATACACGTCTGCCGTGCTTGGAGGGAGTCATTTGAGAGGTTTATCAGGTACGTCGGGCGTCGCCCTACTAACAAGCATTCGATAGGTAGAATTGATAATAACGGTAACTACGAGCCAGGAAACGTTATCTGGGATACCGCTAAAAGTCAGGCGTCGAATAGATCGTCAAATGTATTCGTAACGATACGCGGAGTTACAAAGACCGCTACCGAATGGGCTGTAGAGAATCAGATCTCACCAAAGATCGCTTTAGATCGGATCCGTAGTGGCTGGAAACGCGCAATAGCCGTAACTAAGCCTAAAGGCTGGAGTCGCCGATGATCCTTGTAACCTTTGCGGGTGCCACGTCGGCCCTGACCGGCCGGACGCGCTCCGTCGTCCAGTTCGGCCTCGCCAGAAGCTCTTCACCGGCTGAAGCGCTTATGGCAGCGTTCGACAAGTTCCAGGACGAGAAGGAGGCTTTCCTGTTCGTCCAGCCGGGCGGCCGGGTCTGGACCGCACCGGTCTTCAACTACCTGAAGGGTCCAGCCTTCGACGTCGCGGCTTGTGTCGACCGGATCGGCGCGGCCCCGCTGACGCCGCGGCAGTTCGACGGGATCGGTATCGTCGGCCTCGAGACGCTCCTGCTCCGGCCGACTCCGGGCGCCGAGCGACTGCTTCTGCGCTGGATCGACCGGAACGCCGCCGTGCCGGGCCGTGAGGACGTCAATCTCTGCGTCGCCCTGGCGGAGACGCGGGACGTCTCGTTCGCCTTCCTGCCACCATCCTGGCGCTGGCAGACCGGCTCGGCCGTCCCGGAGTCCGATGCCGTCGTGCGCTTCGGCGCGTCCGGTCCAGGCCTCGCGCCGCCACCGGCACCGCGTGTCTCGGACCTAGCCGTGCCGAAGACTCCGGAGCCGTCCACGCCGAAGCGCCGGTCGCCAGAGGTCGTCGTCGTCGGACATTTCTTCCAGTATACGGGCTACGGGAAAATGAACCGGGAAGTCCTCCTTCGGATTGCGAATTCCATGTCCGTCCGGATCGACGACACGCACAAGGAGCCGGTCTATGTCGCCGAGGACATCCGGGCCCGCCTTGACGTCCACAAGCGCGTCCTGGTCGGCCCGCGGGCACCGCTCCTGCGGATCATGGGACCGGATCACATCACTGACCGGACCCGCCACCGGATCGTCTACACGATGCAGGAGTCCTCGGAGAGAGTTCATCCGGACATGGTCAAGAGGGCGAACGAGAACTTCGACGAGCTCTGGACGCCGACCCAGTGGAACGCCGACGTCTTCAAGGCGTCCGGCGTGAAGCTGCCGATGCAGGTCATCCCGCTCGGCGTCGACACGGCGGTCTACCGGCCGATCCGTGACTGTAAGCTTCCGCCGTGCAGGCTAATCTCGATGGCTCGCCGTGGATTCTCCGGAGTGCCGCCCGGCTTCACGTTCCTGACGGTGGGCTTGCCTGGGTTTCGTAAGGGCTGGGATGTGATCGCCGATGCGATGGAACTGGCTTTCAGTGGCCGGAAGAACGTCAATCTCGTCATCGCTCTGACGCACTCTCCGACCGCCTGGAAGGAAAAGGTCTACCAGCAGTTTGCGAAGTACACCATTCCGATCTGGACGCTCGAAGGCTCCTTCGACGAGCATGAGCTAGCCCGGATCTACTCGTCGGTCGACGCGTACGTCTCGGCCTCGCGCGGCGAGGGCTTCAATCTTCCGGCGCTCGAGGCCGCCGCGTGCGGTCGGCCGGTCATCGTCCCGAACAACACCGCTCACACGGAGATCTTCGGTCCGGAGGCCTACCTGTTCGACCCGGACGGCGTGAAGACCTACCCGGAGGGCGACTGGATCTCGGACTGGTACCGCGGTATGCTCTTCTCGAGGTTCGGGAAGCCCGCGATCCGGCGGCTCGCGGCGGTCCTCGAGCACGTCGCCCGCGGGAAGGATGTCCGGAGGCTCGACCTCCTCGAGAAGGTCCGCCGGAAGTACACCTGGGACGCGACGGCCCGGTCCGTCGTTGAGCGTCTGCTGGAGGTTCAGCCGACATGAGCAAGCTGATCGATGTTGAGGTCCGCGGCGGCCTCGGGGACGTCTTCATCCAGTTTCACGAGACGACGGCCTACGACGAGATCGACGCGATGAGTCAGGACGACCGGGCGCGCGTCACGATCATCTCGCACAACCCATTCGCCGACGAGATCTTCAAGTGGCATCCGAAGCGCGACCGGATCGAGATCGTGAAGTCCCGGCACTTCTTCCTGGCGCCGTACGACGTCCCGGGGCCGCGGATCGCCGCCGGGGTCGCACCGGTCGCTCCGGCTGGACATCCTGGACGTCAGAGGCAGCCGATCAGATTCTATCCGTCACCTGACGACTTAAAGATCCTGGAGACCGTCGTTCCGAAGGCTCCGTTCCTTGTCATCGCGCCGACCGCGTCTGGCATGGAGATCGAGAATCGGAACTTCCCTCCTGGGATTATCACGACGATCGTCGATCTTGCCCGGTCACGACGGATCCCAATTATCTTCGTTGGTAGAACCTACCAAGGGCCGCACGCACCAAAGGCCGCACCGACGTACCCACCAGGAGTCATCGATCTGACAGACCTTCTATCAGTACCAGGAACCGCTGAGGTCTTAAAGCGTAGCCGGGCAACTGTCTGCGCGCATTCAGCGTTGCTTCTTTTGAGTTGGTATGAGCGTAAGCCAAATTTTATATTGATGCCTCCGAGATATAAACACGTTGACTTCGACAACCCGTCGCCATTCGGTTTCGGGAAGGACTTTCCTGAGACCGTTCGGATGATGTTTAGTGAGTTCACGTCTCAGAAATTCGATATCTTTCTCGAGAAGAACTTTCAGGAGAATCCTGCCGTGTCAACGATACCGCATCCGATATTTGAATCCTGGTACGCACCTGGAGGTCAGGGAAGTGGTCCAGGGTCTTCCCCAGCGCACACCGCTCTCTGGCGAATGTTCTTGGAGAGGTTCATTCAGAGGAGTCACGTCAAGTCAGTCGTCGACTTCGGCTGCGGAGACTGGCAGTTCTCGCGCCTCGTACGCTGGGGGTCAGTCCCGTACCACGGGGTTGACGTCGTCCCATCACTGATCTCCAGTCTCCGTGAGAAGTACACGAGACCTGGAGTCTCATTCTCGTGCGTGGATTCAGAGGACCCAGCTATCCCGGATGGTGACCTCCTCGTGACGAAGGATGTTCTGCAGCACCTCCAGAACAATGTCGTCTCGAGGCTTATCGAGAAGTTCCGGAAATTCCGCCTCGTACTGCTAGTGAACGACTGGCACGAGTCGAATCCGAACTACGAGATCCATACGGCCCAGTGGCGTCCCCTCGACTTCGCGAAGCCGCCGTTCTCGATCGATGTCAGCTTAGCCTTCGACTTCAAGGATCAGTGGGGGAAGCGGGCGTACCTCTGGATTCCAGGCGGAAAATAAAAATCGTACTTGACACTCATACGTATAGGTGTATAATTGGATCGTATGGAAAAGATCAAGCTGACCGTTCTGTCCTGCGAAAAGTGCAGACACCGTTGGATTCCAAGACATCAGAAGCAACCGGCGGTCTGCCCGAAGTGTAAGCGGAAGGACTGGACTGTTAAGAGGTAGGAGGCTCTATGAAGATCCTCGCGATCGTCGCTATCCTGTGCGCCATCCCTCCTCAGGCGACCGAGCTCACCAAGGCCGAGAAGGTCCTGGTTGATCGTCCGGACGATCCAGCCGCGAACACGACGCTCGGTGCCTACTACGCGGGGAGCGCTGACTGGGAGCGGGCCATGCCGTACCTCGGCAAGTCGAAGGCTCCGGAGGTCGTGACCGGCCTCGACGCTGAGAAGAAGGAGGATGGGAACTACCTGACCTGGGTCGAGATCGCCGACGCATGGACGAAGAAGCTGCCGAAGTCCGGCTCGGTCCGGCAGACCTGCATTGACCGGGCGAACTACTGGTACCTGCGGGCGTGGCCGAATCTCGACGAGGTATGGCGGGCAAAGCTCCGGGAGCGTCTGGCGCGCCTGTACACTCCGACTACCCCCGGCCGGTCCACTGGCTTTCAGGAGGGCTGGAGCGGCCCTGCCGATGGCGCTCACAAGGCGCTCCTGACTGCCGAGCGCGTCCACTCCGGCGGAACGGCCATGAAGCTCATCCCGAGTAAGAAGGCGAAGAACGCGCGCCTGCTGTTCACGCCGTCGGTTGAAGTGAAGCCCGGTAAGAAGGTTGAATTCTCCCTCTGGATCCTGACCGACGGGACCGGCTCCGTCGACGACCACGTCCGCTTCTACATCGACGGGCAGGTCGGCGCGAAGGCGATCGTGAAAGACTGTCCGATCTGGCAGCGTCTCTCCTTCGAGACAGAGGCTGGCGAGGGTACGATCAAAGCGAACATCGAGGTCGTTCTATTCTCGACGTTCGGGACGGCGTACGTCGACGACGTCTCCATCAAGATTGACGGGAAGGAAGGTTTGCAGGGCGGGAGCTTCGAGAAATGACTCTCCGTCGGAACCTCCTGTTTCACTGCTACCCGATCAAGGGGACGCTCTGGCCCTGGCACGTCGAGCGCCTCCTGGAGTACCGGCACGTCTGGAACGGTCGCCGGATCGTCGTCCTGGCTCTGGACGGCAGGACCGCACCGGAGATCGAGCTCCGCGCCGCCTTCGCCCCGCTAGACGCCGAGATCCTCGTCCGCCGGAACATCCCTGGTCTCGCCGAGACGGCGCACTTCATCGAAGCCTTGGGGATCCTGGAGTCCCGTCGACCCGACGAGGCGACCTTCTACGCGCACGCGAAGGGCGTCACGAAGAAGACGGAGCCCTTGAAGGAGGCTGTCAGGCGCTGGTCGGATCTGCTGTATCGGGCGACGCTGACCTATCCGGATCTGATCGACCGACGGCTCGCGTCGACCGGGACCGTCGGCTGTCTCCGCTGGACTCACCTGAAGGTCCAGCCGCTCCGGACCGGCTGGTGCTGGGCCGGTACCTTCTTCTGGGTCCGGCACGACCTCCTGTTCGCACGGGACTGGCGCCGGATCGCTCAGGAGGTCTACGGAGTCGAGGACTACCCGAGCTGGCAGTTCTCGATTGGCGAGAGCTCCTGCCTGACCCGCGAGGAGGTCACGCCGGAGGACCTGTACGGCGGCGCCATCGACGAGCTATTCCATCAGGAGACGATGGGCGCGCTCGATATCGAGAATCAACGTACTCTGGAGGGTATGAAATGAGCGGCAGGCACGCGATCGTCACGGCAGCTCTCGGGCCGTCGCACGCGGCCCTGGCGAAGGTCTCTGTGCCGCTGCTCGAGAAGTACGCGCTCCGGATCGGCGCCGACCTGTACGTCAACTGTACGCGTCTCTTTCCGGACCGGCATCCCTACTGGGAGAAGTTCGCCCTGAGCAAGTTTCTTCAGAGCTACGACCGCGTCGCCTGGATCGACATCGACACGATCGTCAATCCAGCTGCGCCGTCGATCTTCGAGGCGGCTCCGGTCGGGAAGTTCTGCGCCTTCGACGAGGGTCTGGTCTTCGGCGACAGGCAGGAACAGCTCTGGAAGGACTCTGCCTTCTACGGCGTCGGCGGCGACCGGATCGTCGGCTGGCCCCACAAGTACTTCAACGTCGGTGTCATGGTCATCGAGCCGTCCCACGAGCCCCTGTTCAAGCAGCCGTCGCTCGTCAAATCGGACTCGATCATGCCGGAGCAGACCTACCTGAACCTGAAGCTCGCGGAGACCCGTACACCCTGTCACGACCTGACCTCGCTTTGGAACGGCCTTCACTCGATCCACGCTGAGGGCGACCGGAAGCGACTGAACATCGTCCATTACGCGGGCTGGCCGAAGACGCCGGACTGGGTCTATCGCGTGACCACGCAGATGAAGAAGGATCTCGCCGTCTGGGGTGCCGCGTGAGCGAGGACGAAGCGGTCGCCCTGGCGTCAGACGTCAAGGGTTGGCTGTCCGAACCGGAGATCCGTGTGCTCTATCGGTCTACCGTCGATGCTCTGAGACGGAATCCGTCTGGTATGATCGTCGAAATCGGCAGCTACCACGGACGTTCGACCGTCGTCCTGGCGTCGGCAGCACGGGACGCAGGTTACGGCACCCGCATCCTCGCGATCGACCCGCACGAAGGAAACCTGACCGGCCTGCAGGCCGCCCCGAGCTGGGGAGCGTTCCTTGAGAATATCGACCGGTCAGGACTCTCAGAGTTCATTGTCCCTCTACTGAATAACTCGTCCGAGGTCGCCCTGTCGTCGTCGGACCGGATCGCCATGCTGCTCGTCGACGGCCTGCATGACGCCGCGTCCGTCGCGGCCGACTACGCGCACTTCGGTCCACATGTTCCGGTCGGCGGCCTCATCGCCTTCCACGACTACTGGAACACGGACTACCCTGGTGTCCGGTCCGTCGCCGATGCGCGGATCGTCGACGGCCAGCTCAGGACGTACGCAGCGCCGCCGAAGCCGTCCAAGGATGACAGTCTGCTCGTTACGCAGAAGCTCCCACGCCTGTCGATCATCATTCCGACCTGCGGGCGCATGTCTCTCGGCCGTACGCTGGAATCAATCGCCCGAGAAGGGGGATTGTTGAGCGACGAGATCATCGTCGTTGGGGACGGCCCGCAGCAGGTCGCTCAGACGATCGTGGAGTCATTCAACAATGGTGGGAGGCTGTTTATCCGCTACCTCGAGCACGGGCCGACCCATGTCAACGGGATTGCCCAGCGGAACTTCGCGATGCCGCTCGCAACCGGAACGCACCTGATGTTCCTCGACGACGATGACGTGCCCGCTGAGGGCGCCATCCGAACCATCCGTCAGGAGATCGTCGAGAACCCGGACCGGCCGCTGATCTTCCGGGAGGAGTCCCGTACACCGCGGCACCCCTGGGGCGTCGTCTGGAAGGACCGGGAGATCCGGCGCGGGAACGTCGGCACGCAAGGGATCGTCGTCCCGAACGTCCAAGCGCGTCTCGGCTCCTGGGGTAACTCCTACGAAGGCGACTACGATTTCGCCAGGACGACGGTCGACCTGTACCCGAACCGCGACAAAGACGTCGTCTGGGTCGATCGGGTCGTCGCGTACCTGTACTAGTTGGAGGAATAAAATGAACATCGGAAAACAATTCTCGGTTGACGTTGAAGGAACGGTCTACACGATCGTCTATTCGAAGCACTTCGCGGAACGGTATGACTTGGATGAGCCAGGACGCCCGGCAGTCAGGAGGTCCGTCGGCGAGGATCTGATCGAGCAGAAGATCCGGGAAGCTCTACCTGAGATCGACGAAGTCTGCTCGTACAGACTTCCCGTGTCCGGCATCATCCAGTCTCGCTCGGCGAAGCTGAACATGTCGTTCTCCGTCATAGAAACCTCTCGCGGGCGAATCATTACGATGATGAACGCGATGCGGAAGACCGGGTACACGCCGAAGTCAGCGAAGGACTACATCATCCAGGTTAATCCGCCTGTGACGGTCCGCTTCCGACGCGGCATATCAAAGGGCCTTCAGGAGACAGTTCTGTCCGACCTGATCCCGCAGCTTGGCGGCCTCGAGGATGGAACCGCCTACCATCTTCGCGGAGAAGAGGTCGAGTACTGGGTTGAGATGGCCGGAGAGAATGCCTACGTGGACGATGCCGACTGGATCCGGGACGTGTATGAAATTCAGGTTTCTTGAAGTGATTGTAATCCCGATGAAATGTGAGTGCGGGCGGCGGCTCCGTCGACTACCTAGGAGTCGTGAGCGGAAGTACGGACGTTCGGTCATGGTTTTGTATTGCCCGAGCTGTAACGTTCTTCTCGAGAAGAGAATCTCAAAGTAGGCACACTACTACGATTGAGTGCAGCGTGAAGAAGGAAAACAAAGACACGATCGGGTGTTTCCTGGTCGTCAGCGCGGTCATTATCCTCTTCGCCGCTGTCCTGGCTGTCGCGTTTCGGGTGTTCCGAATGATCGCGTACTAAAAACGACAATGTACGACTGTGAAAACTGCGACGAAGACTGCGAGTGTCCGTGTCATGTCGACGGCGGATCTTGCGTCTGAGAGTAGATAGGAGAGAGAGATGATCCCGCCAATTGAGTCGCTCGAGGAGCTTCATCGAGACATCGTCGTCCGCGACATCAAGATCAATAATCTCAGCGAGCACTGCATGGTCGCTGAGAGGGAGGTTAAGGACCTCAAGGGCGTCGTCTCGCAGAAGAACGCCCAGGTGGTCCGGCTCGAAGCCGAGAACGTCCGCCTGAAGATGCAGCGGACCGACGCCGAACTCGCCGGGCAGGTCGAGGGACTCCGGAAGGAGGTCGGCATCAAGGACCGCGCGTTGGTCGACTACAAGCGCCAGCTCGCCATCTTCATCGAGAACGAAAAGCTGATCCTCGCTAGGGCGTCCGCCGCCGAGCAGAAGGTCGCGACGCTCCAGAACACGCTGACGGCGATGCAGGTCGATCGTGACACGTCAGAGCGCCGGGCTGCCTCCGCATCCGACGTTGCCCGCGAGTCCGAACGTCTCGTCGCACAGGCCGTCGTGAAGGCGAAGGACGCCGACGAGCGCGCCCGCGTCGCCGTGAAGCCGTACGAGAACCTCCTGCGGCTCGCCGAGGCCGTCGTCCTGAAGTCGCCGTCACTGAACCGCAACGAGACTGAAGCGAAGTCCTTCCGGACGGCGCTCGAGCTGCACCGGAAGTCGAAGGGACAGTCTGTGGGACCGGGGTAAGGGTAGGGCGGGCCGCGGCCGGGAACGCCCCGGCGCGCGGCCCGCCCCGGTTGGGGCGTGCTTCTAGTCGAAGTATACACGGAGGTCGCGTGACGAAGGTCGAGTTCCTGGAGCGCTGGGCGAAGCGCGCGACAGGCGATAAACCCGTCGAGTCCTTCGAGCGGGACCTCGAGTCGCTGATGGCGATGACGATCCGGGCGGCGACCTCAGGGATCGCGAAGGGTCTGAACGCCGCGGCCCGGCAGTCCGTCAGCATCATGCACGAGCGAATCCTGCGAGAGGTCGCCGCGACTGTCGTCCCGGCCGTCGAGGCGGCGCTCATGAAGGCGAATGGCATCGAGGAAGAGGGAGTCGATCCGAAGTGATCGTGTACACGGAGACTTTATGACGCGCGGCACCGAGCAAGGCAAGAAGATCGACGAGATCGCTCTCGACTGGGATTCGCACCTGATCGTCCGATATCACTCCAGTCGGTACGCTCCGACATTCACCGTCGAAGCCGGAAACGAAAGCTTCACGGGAGATAACCTGAAGCTCCTGATCGAGCAGGCCACGGTCTACCTGAGCGGCTGGTCGAAACTGAAGTGGGAGCCGATCATTGCGATCAGGACAGAGGTCTACGATGACATGCGCCCGAGCTTCGAGCGGCTCTTCCGGTCGAAGCATAAGGGGAAGGCCGTTTACCGCCGCTGGCGCGTCGGCGAGGACGACGAGCCTGAGTTCGGTTCATACCACAAGGATAAGCACGCCAAGACGGAAAACTCTATGGACGGCGTGCCTGGGAGTATCGACCGCGGTCCTGGCGGACGCATCGTCGCTTTCACGCCTGAGCGCTGGACGCAGCTCCGGGGGCTTCGGAAGATGCTCGGGGATGCGATGGAGATCGCCCAGGCAAAGCTATCGAAGATCCTGGCCGATACGTCCGAGTCCGGATTCGACGCCTTCCTGAAGCAGATCTCGAACGGGGATCGCGCCGCCCTGCCGTTCAACGCTGCACCGAAGTAACAATGAGTGCTGTGATGATGCTATGACGAGGTGGTGGGCCTTAGATCCTAGGTTCTTCAGTCAACCGGAGAAGAAGATGAGACAATGCACGATCTGCGGAAGCCAAGCCGAGCAGCATATGTGCGGCGGGACTCCGACGCTGCCTCCGTACGATAGCCTGTCGGAAGAGATTCGGAATCTTCGCGCTGGGCTCGAATCTCTCCAGCGGTCTCATATGCAGGACATGGAGATGGCGATTGAGCAGCGCGATAAGGCGTACAGCGAATTGGACGCCATGAAACTTCAGATTGGCGAACAGGCCAAGGCGATTCGGAATGTCCAGCGTGCGCTCATACGGAATGAGAACCGTGAAATCAACATGGGCGAGGCTTGGGCGCTGATCACGGAGGCCGTCGCTGAAAAGCCAAAGAGCGAGAGCGGTGAGGCGATGGTCTGGAGGGCCTGCCCAGAGCACAAGCACCACGAGAAGAAGCCGTTCAAGTGGGGCCCGTCGCCGTGGCACCCCTGCCCGAACTGTGAATACCGGAACATCACCGAGAAACTGGAGACCGGCCCGCAGACGTTCACCGAGAAGCGGTCTGAGTCCTCACGGAAGATCGAGCATTGCAAGTCGCCCGCCTGCAATGGTGACGACAATTGCCAATGCAAGTGCTATGACTGCCTTCAAATCGTGAACTTCTGAAGAACGCATTTAGGATTGACAGATGAATAAGGACATCAAGAAGTGCCCGCCTTGTACCAAGGAAACCGGAAGGCAGGGGTTTGTCATCCGGTACTACCGGGGCGGGAGAATCCGGCTGCACAAGAAATGCGCCCGGCAGTTCGATCAGAATAGAAGTGCGTTTGGCTTTTGAGCTATATGACGAAAAGAAGACGCAAAAGTTCAAGAGAGCCGATCCCCGCCAAGGCAGTCCAGCTTGTCAGGCGATTGGTGAAACGTCTTGGAGAAGACGAGGTGTGGATTCGCTGCCGCTGGAGTTACAAAAGCGGCTGGAGCGTCGAGGTCGTCGTGTCGTTCTCGGGATATTACGACCGCGTCAGTAAGCTGCTGCGAGAGGTCAGAGGCTTCAAGTGGGTCGTGAGTTGGCACAAGGAAGGTCTTGAGCTTCACGTATGGCACGACGACTGGTACGAGAAATTCAAAAAGAATGAGGCTCGTGAATCATGACGTCCGAACAGCGCAAACTATTGGGCGAGATCATCAACGACGAACTGATGGAGCGCGGCTGGACGCTGGAGGATCTCGCCAAGAAGTCCGAGCTTCAGGCACTCCGTATTCGAGAGCTTGTTGGCGGGTGCGGGCCAATGACGAAGGTTGTTGCCCTTGGGCTGTCGAACGCCTTCGGCACCTCGATGGAATTCTGGATCAACCTTTGTCACCAACCCCAAGAAGGGAAGGTGTCAGATCGAAAATAGGCTCTGTGGTTCCACGCTTCAAGGTCATGGGCCAGACGTCCATTGCAACCTTCCCTATGGACACCGGAAACTGAAGTGCTTCAGCGCAATCGAATGTCAGGACGGTGTTCTGCTCTGCCTGGAATGGCACTTCGTCCCGGCAGAAGAACGAAAAGCGACCGACACTTCCAGCGAAAGGAGTAAGTCATGAGCGATCGAGAAAGAATCGTGAAAGCTTTAGAAGAGGCTCTTCGGAAGACTGAGGAGATTACGAACGCCCAGAGGAAGCAGTGGCCGAACACAAAAGCTTGGGGCAATACGCTAGCCGCCCGCGAGGCTATGGCAGCGACCTTTCGAGAAGCGATTGAGATTGCTAGGACAGCTTAGTAGGATAGGCACAGAATAATGGAAGAGTGCAGACTCCATCCGACAGCCGGACGGCACTTCGTCCACGTCTTTCCGAGCGATCCGTTTCTCGGAGAGATCCGAGACTGCTATAGGTCAGCGGCGCGTCGGATCCCCTGGATGTCGGTTGACGATATTTCGTACTGGCATCCTGACCGACCAGAATGGGGCGACCGTGAGCGTGTGGTGATATTCTGGGGAGCGTCCCCTGGCTGGATCCCGAGGCACCGACGAGCCGCTGCAGTCCTGCGCTATACAGAGTCTGTCGGAATCCCGGAAGGTCTGAATCCAGTTCAGCGTCAGCTCGTCGAGCAGTTTTCGGCGTGCTCAGAAGCTTTCGATATGCTACTCGGTGGAACCGTAACAGTCGCCGACTTCTGGTCCGGGAAGTACAAGATGACCGCCTTCGCGCCGATCGGCTACGAGCCGGAGATCCTCGGTCGACCGGACTGGTCGACGCCGAAGATCGCAGACTTCGCCTTCCGAGGGAATCTCATCGGCCGTCGGATGTACATCATGAAGAAGCTTCAGAAGTCCTTTCTGAACATCAACTGGATCCACTCGTTCGGCCTCGAGAGGAAATTTCAGCTAGATAAAACGCTGATTGACCTGTACATCGGTCATTCCAGCGACCTGAGCTTTCCAGGGATGCGTCTCTGGCAGGGAATCTCTTCGTCGGCGGCGCTCGTCATGGAGCCTCGGGATGCATGGCCCGCGGTCGCCGGTCGTCACTATATCGAGATCCCTGAGGCCGATCCGGACCTCTTCGGCTTCTTCGTCGAGAAGCTGCGGGAGCTCCTGCGGGACACCGCCGCCCTTCGGTTGATCGCAGAGACGGCCCATAAGGAGCTCTCGGCCTATACGATCGACCGGTGTATGGAGGACTTTGTCGTCCCGGCAACGAAGGGGCTGCGCGGGTGAACGACGTCATTCTGTCCCTAACTCCGACCGGCATGGTCCCGACGAAGGCGATGACGCAGTACGTTCCGATCGATCCGCCGGAGATCGTCGACGACGTTCTGGCCTGCCACGCGACCGGCATCACGTCGGTCCACCTGCACGCTAGACGTGTTGACGGCACACCGACGCATCGTGCAGATGTCTATGGCCGGATCATCGAGGGGATCCGCCGGGCAGCTCCGGAGATCGTCATCTGCGTCTCGCTGTCAGGTCGGGTCGTCCGGGATCTCGCTCAGCGCGCCGAGCCGCTGACCCTGCTCGGTGACCTGAAGCCTGACATGGGCTCCCTGACGCTCTCGTCGATGAATTTCCCGGGTCAACCGTCCGTCAACGAGCCCGCGGTCATCCAGGGGCTCGCCGAGGAGATGCTCCGACGCGGTGTCGTCCCGGAGCTAGAGATCTTCGATCTCGGAATGGTCAACTACGCGCACTATCTGTACGAAAAAGGACTCCTGAAGAAGCCTCTGTACGCGAACATCTTCCTGGGCGGGATCGCCGGGGCTCAGCTAGACCTCGTCCACGCCGGGATCCTCCTGAAGGACCTGCCGCAGCTGACCTACTGGTCCTTCGGCGGCCTCGGTGACGCGCAGCTCGGCGCGAACGTCCTAGCCCTGACGATGGGCGGCGGCGTCCGGGTCGGCCTTGAAGATTCGATCTGGTCGGACCCGTCCAGAACGACGCTGGCGACGAACCTCGACCTCGTCGAGCGGATCCACCGGCTAGCCGGAATGCTCGGCCGGAAGGTCATGAAGCCGCTGGACTTCCGGATCCTGATGGGCATGGAGATCGCGAAGGGGAGGTACGGGCGATGACTCGACCGTTCGTCATGTTCGGCTTCTCGCACCTGTTCGGCGACATCGTCGACTGTATCGAGTCGGTCGACGGACAGCTCGACCGCGTCTACCTGAACGTCCCGGAGACCTTCGAGAAGCCGGGACGCGCTTCGCTCTCTCAGAGGATCTCGCGGCTCGGTTATCACGTCACCGTCGAAAACATAATTAGCTTCCGGAGGGTCCACCCAAGCGAAAGCTACGTCATCGGATTCTCCCGGAGTCAGGCAGATGAGCTTATCCGGCACTTGGAGGTTGGACTCGGACCGTGCAATCCGCTAACCCACAAGTCGGCGATCCTTCAGATGGGAGCTTCTCTCGGTCCATGGTCGATCGTTAACGCAGGGGCGATTCTCGGCTCCTGGAGCAAGTTCGGCCGCCACGTCATCGTGAACCGCGGCGCGAATGTCGGACACGACGCCATCGTTGGAGACCACTGCTTCATCGCTCCTGCCGCAGTCCTCTGCAGCCACGTCGTCCTGGACGAGGACGTCTTTGTCGGCGCGAACGCGACGATCCTGCCGGACGTCCACGTCGGTGCCGGGGCGACGGTCGCCGCTGGCGCTGTCGTCCTCGAGGACGTCCCGGCGCACACGATGGTTGCCGGGGTCCCTGCGGTCGTCAAGAATGCTCCGATCGGTGCCTGATGCTGATCGCGATTCTCTGCGACGCCGGTCCTGACCTCGACGGGTCCGAACGACGGGTCACGATCCTGATCGATGCGGAGGGGAACCGCCACGAGACTCGCATCGGCTGGCCGGATGTCGGCGACGTCAGTATCTGCTGGGGGCCGATCCTGCTTATCACGCGCGAGGAGTACATCCTGGAGTCTCACATCGCCTACGGAAGCGCCTAGAGGAGGAATCATGCTGAAGGAACTGTTCACGCACATCGACGCCTTCGTGACGAAGTACGGCGGCTCGACGCCGGACAAGATGAGGGCCGACCTCCTGGAGCTCATCCAGAAGGCCTCCGACCACGGCGCCGATAAGAACCAAGGGAACGTTGCCGGGATCGCCGTCAAGGCGATCAAGGCGCTGTTCGGCAAGAAGGAGGACTGACCGTGACGGGCGAGCTGGCGCCGTTCGTCCACGTCGCGATCGGCTTCGCGCTCGGGATCTTCACATGGTCGATCCTGTGCGGGGGACGACGGCGCCGAAGGAGGGGGCTATGAAGACACTGGACGCAGATGAAGTTACCGAGGAGACTGCACACCGGGAGCGGAAGTGGGGGCTCCTGCAGGCGCGGACCATCTCCGATGGCGGTCAGACCGTCTACATGAAGCGCCTGACGATCCTGCTGACGCCGTGGTTCTCGATCAAGCTCCATCGGATCTACCGGCCGGACAAGGATCGTGACCTCCACGATCACCCCTGGACGTTCTTCTCGATCCTTCTCTTGGGTCGGTACATCGAGGACACGGTCAACGGCCCGCGCTTCGTCAACTGGTGGAACTGGAAGCGCGCGGAGGGTCGACACTCGATCCTCGTGACGACCCGGACGCCGGTCTGGACGCTCGTCTTCACCGGCCCGAAGCGGCGGGTCTGGGGTTTCTGGGTGGACGGAGGAACTCGGTTCGTCGACTGGGAGACGTACGACACGCTGAAGGGACGTGGGGAGACCTCTTCGCTCCAGGATCAGACTAAGGTTTTATAATCTACGAACGGAGGCGAAGGTGAATCTACTCGAGGTCCAGTCGAAGCTCCCGTGGGGGATGAAGTACAGCGAGCTCTTCCAGAGGAATCCATGCATCCATAAGGACTTCCAGCACGCCCTCGTCCATGTTGCGAAGGCCTCCGGGAAGCTCTGGACGATGGTTGAAGCTGCAGATCATTCTATCGACGTACCGAACTTTCCGAAGGCTGAGGTCGAGAAGTATCTGGCCGACCTCGTGATCTGCGCACTGCGCATGGCGAATACGAACCCGAGCGGACTGATCGACCTTCAGGCTGCGGTCATCAACCGCCTGGAGACGAAGAACGGGGTGAAGCTGTGAAGGTTCACATCGCCGCGCTGGTCGACCTCAGCGCGAAGCGCGGAGGCTGGCCGTCGCATTCCAGTCTCGTCGGTCGATGCGGCCGGACTCGACCTCAGGAGACCACGACAAGACGGAGTCGAGCGACCTGTAAAGCTTGCTTAAAAGCGAAGGTCTAAGATGGAAGACGCGATCAAGACCGTCTGCACGATCCTTGGAGCTCCGATCTGCACGTTTTTCTGGTGGGTTATCAGTCAGTCATTCCAGAAAACCCTCGTAAAGGACACCGGCTGGAAGTGGCTGAAGTACCCGTTCATGATCGCAGACGGCGCGTACGCCGGACTGTGCGGCTACGCCTTCGCGACCGAACTGACGAGGCTTGGTCTTTTTATAGCTGCACACTAGAAATATAGTGTGCAGAATCCGAAACAGAAGCTATAATCCGTCCGGCAGTTGAGCGACTGCCGTGGTGGCATTGTGTTCTTTGGAAATGGGCCCGAACAGGATTCGACCGGAACCGCGGGGCCGGGTGTTGCGCGCCGTAGTTGGTCGCTTGGCTACGATAAAAGGCGACCAAACAACTAACTGGCAAGCGCCAGCTCCTCGCCGCGGCCTGACCGCGACCGTCCGCTCTCGCTGACCTCCGATAGGCAGGGACGGACGTAAACAGGATCGGAGGACCCCTGGGCACACTGCTGTAGGTTGGCGGACCTAAACCGCCTACGCGCGTAGAAGCCTCGGTTTCCGGCTCTAGGGACGGCGGTTCGATTCCGCCCGGGTCCACCATTTACAGGAAGGGAAGAGAATGCATCCATCGGTCATCGACTTTCTTCGTCGAAACGTCCAGTCCAGCGACATCCTCGGGAAGAGCGTACTTGAAGTCGGCAGCTACAACGTCAACGGGAGCCCGCGCGAGGTCATCGAGCCGCTGCGGCCGGGCTCGTACATCGGCGTCGACGCGCAGTCCGGCCCGTGCGTCGACAAAGTCGTCGCGGCGGACGATCTCGTCAAGGAGTTCGGCGAGGAGCGCTTCGACGTCGTCGTCTCGACCGAAATGCTCGAGCACGTCCGCTACTGGCGCCGGATCGTCACGCAGATGAAGGCTGTCGTGAAGATCGGCGGCCTGCTGGTCGTCACGACTCGTTCGCCGGGCTTCCCGTACCATGCTTATCCGGAGGATCACTGGCGCTTCACGAAGGATCACTTTCTGTCGATCTTTCAGGATATGGCGATCCTGGTCCTCGAGGATGACATTCCGAACATGCCGGGCGTCCTACTGAAGGCTCGACGTAAGCCTTGCCACCTCCTGACCGTCGAGGAGCTCGGTCCGATCACCCCCGGGAACTCGAGGTAACGTGAGTAAGAAACCGAAGAGCGACTACCGGATCCCGTCGGCCTGCTTCGTCTGCGGCGCAGACTTCATGGGTCGCTACAACGTCGGCGATCGGGCGAAGGTCTGCACGCCGCCGGACCACGTCTGCAAGCGGAAGACCGTCAAGATCCCCGGCCGCCGGGACAAGCTCATCACCTGCGTCGACGGCTGCTGCCGGTCGAAGTACGCGAAGGGCTCAACGGTCTCATCGTCGAACGCCGCGATCGACACGCGGAAGTACCTGAGCGAGGACGAGTACCAGAAGGTTATCGCTGCCAGCCGGAAGATCGACGATCCGGCCGGGATCACGATCCGGTTCATCCTAGAGACTGGCTGCCGATGCGGCGAGGCTCTGCTTGTCCGGAAGCGCTACATCGAGTGGAAGGACGGGCCGATCTCGACGATCCGGATGCCGACCCTGAAGAAGGCTGGGCACCCGCTTCTGCCGGTCGACCTCGACAACAAGTCCGACCTCGCGAAGGAGCTCCGGACCTGGACCCGGAAGATGTCCGACACGGATATGATCTTCCAGATCCCAAAACGGACGCTCCAGAGCCTCTTCGAGCGGATCCTGGATAAGATCAAGACGGACCGCTTCGGCCTGATCCACATCCTCCGGCACACCCGCGCCAGCCGCCTGATCGAGGCTGGGATGGACTTCAACTACGTTCGCTCTCAGCTCCGCTGGTCGTCGATCGAGCTGGCGAAGATCTACGTCCACACGAAGGAGGAGAAGGTTGTCAGCGGATTCGAGAAGCTACGGAAATGATACAGAAAGTAAAAGAGGAGTTCTGTTTTTCCTGCGAGGGGCTCCTCCTTACGCCGGACGAGAAGCTCGGTCCGTTCTGTAAGCTCTGCTTCCAGAAGACGAAGCGCCGAGACCCGCTCATGCGGGCTGCGATCCGCTCGTCCGCGGTCGTCGTCGTGCCGCTGGTCTGTCCGCACGAGGAGCGGAAGCACGGCAACTGTCGCTTCAAGGAGCCGCGGTACTTCTCCGTGATCGTCCTCGACAAGCAGCTTGAGGCGACGAAGATCACGGGTCCTTACACGGAGCGCGGCGCCGAGCGCGAGGCGAAGCGGGTCCGCCGGGGGATCGACAGGAGGGGACGATGAGACGGCTGGTCGGACGTATCTCGAAGTACGACTGCGACCGCTGCGGGAAGAAGGAGTTCTGCCAGAGCACCGGCTTCGAGAAGCCGAGCGACGACTTGTCGGTAAATCGAGGCGCCTCGATCATGCTTCCGATCGTCGAGGACGGCGAGCTCTCCTTCCAGACGAAGGATCTCTGCGGGGATTGCGTGACGTCGCTGTCGGACTGGATGAAGAAGAAGGAGGGTTAGTATGTTCCAGAAGAGTATCGAAGCGATCATCGCTCAGGGCGTCAAGGATCTCGAGGCCGTCGTGAAGCAGACACGTCAGGCGGCCGACGACGCGAAGATTCGAGTCTCGCAGTGCCAGTCCGAGATCCAGTCTCTCGTCAACCTTGCGAAGCAGGTCCCGGAGAAGGTATTTGACCGGTACTCGAACGTTCTGGTCGGGACGGTCAATCAGTACGGGGAGAGTCCTACCGGCCTGTATGCCTCGATTAGATTATCAACATCGGAGGCACAGCTTCAAGGGCTCATGGGTTCAGAAGATCTGAAGCGTGGTAAGTACCGCGTGATCGTACTCCTTGAGCAGATCTCGTAGATGAAGATGAGCATCGGTCTTAGGGCTGGTCTGTCGTACGACACTACCTGCAATCGTCCAGGAGCAAAGCCGCCCATGCTGTACTACCTGCACGGCAAGGGTCGCTTCATTCGCTGCACCAGCCGTCTCTGGAAGACCGTAAATAAACGTGTCGTCGCTCAAGGTCGAGATCTCCCTGGTTTCTGTCATAAATAGGAGGCTCTATGTTCTGGTTTCTCAGGAAGCTCTTCTGGTGGCCCCGCTGGACCTACTCGATCGCCGTCGGCACCTCGCACGCGAGCGCTGAGGAGGCGAAGGCGAACGCGCTGATCCAGGCAGGGAAGATCGGCGGCGAGATCATAGGGATTGCAGCGGCCGACATGTGCTGCCAGAATGAGGCGGTCCCCGGGGGATGCGAGTGGGACGTCTACCTGCTCGTCCGGAACTAGACCGCCGACAGGGAGGAGACCATGGAATCCGAGATCATCACCGAGCTGGACGGGTCCGGGATCCGCTTCGTTGGGCTCAGGAACCCGTCTCCGTTCCTGGACAGGACCGTCACCAACCGGAACGAGGCATACGCAATGCTCGGTGGTCACACGCTCGACGTCGACATACGGGCTGGCAAGGATCCTGTCCTCGCGCTCACGCCGGAGCTCCGCTTTCAGTACATGACCGAGGCGACGATCGACAAGCGGACCGGAATGCCTAAGGTCGTCCAGAAGAAGGGTGTCGCCAAGATCCAGCACTCCCACATGGACGAGTTCGTCCTGACGGCTCCGTCGCTCTTCACGGCGACCTCGAAGATGTCGGCGGCATCCTGGTCGGTCCCGGCAGGTCCGCCGTCGGTCGGCGGGGCCTGCGCCTCGGCCGAGCTCTACAAGAACACGTCGAAGTACAACGTCGCCCTCCAGCAGGGAGACGTCGAGCAGCGTCCGGCCTCGAAGCCGGAGTGGATCTGCAACTTCTGCTACGCCGGGAAGTCGAACTACATGCACCGGACCTCACAGTACTCCCAGACGGCCCGCCTGATCTGGCTGACCGGCATGGTCGATCATCTGGGCGTCGACGGCGCCGCGGAGAAAATGGCCGAGGCGCTGCGGGTCCACCAGGGCAACACGAAGAGGCGCGCGAAGGCCGGAGAGAATCCGAAGTTCTTCCGGATACACGACTCCGGAGACTTCCAGCTGTCGCCGAATACGTACCTGCTCTGGTGTCTCGTCGCCCGGGCGATGCCGGAGGTCAACTTCTGGGCGCCGACCCGCATGTGGACCTTCCCGAAGTTCAACGAGCTTGTCCGCGCGAACCCGCCGCCGGATAACATGTCGATCCGGCCGTCGGCCCTGCACTTCGGCGACATCGCGCCGGACCTGGACGGCTTCGACCATGGGTCCTCAGCGCACTCGATCGAAGTCGATCCCGTCAAGGCCGGGAAGGCCGACTGGATCTGCCCGGCCTACCAGCACGACGGCCATACGTGCGCGGGTGCTGGCGGCCCGAAGGGCGAGAAGGACTGCCGTGTCTGCTGGGTCCACGTCGACATGTCCGTTTCCTACAGGAGCCACTGATGAACAAGCTGCAGGTCGAACTGGATCGCTTCCTGGGCGGTGCCCGCTCCAATCCGCCGGAGGCGAAGATGTACGAGTTCCTGGAGGTCCTGTCTGGGGACGGAAAGCTCTTCGACTACTCCGAGCAGGACTGGGTCGAGGCCGGTCGCTCCCAGGGCATGACCGACGACCAGATCGCGGCCTGGATCGAGACCGCGGCCTCCTGGCTCGACGACACGACCGACGAGGGGAAGTACGAGCCTGAGCTGGCGGCCTGGGCGTAGCAGGCGGCGCCGGAGCGACTGCGCGGGAAGAGCGTAGTGGAAGTGTTTTAGGAGAAGAAGGATGAGCGACGTCGACAACGGCGGTCAGGCTTTCCCAAGTGACAGCGATGAGTCTGGGTTCGCTGGAATGACACTTCGCGACTACTTCGCCAGTCAGGTGATCTTAGGTTACCTGAGAGGCGAGCCGATCCACATTGCAGCGCAACGGGCCTATGCGGCGGCGGACGCCATGATCGCCGTTCGTAACTTAAAGAAGGCTGCACAGTAATCGGGTTGAGTGCAGAACAGCTTGACAGAGGTACGTTCAGTGTTTATACTGAATGCTGTCCAAGGTGCTGTGCGATATGAGTCCTACGAACTGCGGCGATGTCCTATCTCTCGTACTGCGCCTTGGACAGTTCAGCACGTCAATGGGACTCGCCGCAGCTCGAAGGGTTCGGAGGTTATAATGAAGGGTCTCCCTCCCGAAGGCCTCTGGATCTCCCCGGAAGGGAAGAAGATCCGCGTGGTCGAGCATCTCATCACGATCGCCCACTACCCTGAAAAGTTTGGCATCACGGATCGTCAGGTTGAAGGTAAGTCGATCTCGCAGCTACGTGAGATCGCCGACGATCTGATACGGGACGGTTGGGTCCGCTACCGGCACTTTGGAGACTCGTACAATTTCGAGGTCGTGAACGCGAAACGGAAGATCGAGACGATCGAGGACGTGCTGACTCTCGTCGATGCGTACACGCTTGAGAAGGTGTACATCGCTCAGGCGGAGCCTCGTAAAGACTTCACCGGGACCGTCGAAGATGTCTTCGAGCGTCGGATCTTCGGATATCAGGAGAACCCGAAGAGGAAGAACCGCTGGCGGTTCACTTAAGCACACTAGACCTATTGAGTGCCAAGGGAGGATAGCTATGAAAACGATCCTGACACAAGCCCAGAATGATGTTCTTGGTGATCTTGCGATCGAACTCCTAAGGAAGCTTGGGCCCCCGGAGGACAGGACAAAGCTCATCGTCATCGTCGATGCTTTCCGGATGGCCGTCGAGCCTCAGATCATCGAGATCCGGAAGCTCCGGGAGATCGCCAAGCACGCAGGGGCGCACGCCAGGGGTGATGAGGACGGCGCGAAACTGTACGAGCTTCTCGACGCCACGCGCGACCCTGAGTTAATGTTTACCCGGTAGGGTGGCACAGAAGCCGAATTGAGTGCCACTGGGAACGAATTCCGCTTGACTTATTCTCATGCCATGATACAATGCTTTCATTGAATTGAGAAAAGGTGAAACAATGAACTACGAAGAGATGGTCAAGGAGATCCGGGCGAGCGAGAACTTGGGGCGCGGGTCCTGCTCCTGGGTGGACGAATGCCTGACGGACGAGGAACTTACTAAGCAGCTCCGGGATCTTGTCGAGGGTGACCGGATCTGCCAGCCGATGAAGAAGCCGACCGCCGCCAAGGTGATCCGCGAACTGACCCGCATCAATCGGGCCGTGCTGGAGCGGATGTGAAGACCGTCGTTTTCGTCGGGTGCGGGAAGGCTAAGCTGGACCGGAAGGCCCCGGCCAAAGATCTCTACACGTCCACCCTGTTCAAGAAGTGCCGTGCCTACGCGGAGCGGTACGGCGACGAGTGGGCCATCCTGTCCGCGAGGTATCGGCTTGTGATGCCAGATCAGGTAATTGAGCCATATGACGTCTGCCTGGACGACTACGACCGCGTTGGGCTTCAGGGCTGGGTCCACTTGACTCAATACGAGATTGTGGCCCGGTGGCCCAGCGAAACGACCAAGTACGTCTGCCTCGGCGGGGCGCTCTACTCGCTGGCCTTCACGGGCTACCCACGGCACCTTCAGGTAGAGCTTCCGATGTGTCACCTTGGGATGGGTGAGCGTTTGCAATTCCTGACCCGTGAGAACGCGAGGGCTTGGAACGATGCGCGCAACGCAGAAAGCGTTCCAGGCGTTGCCCCTCGCGCTCTCAAGGGTGAGGTTTCATAGAAGACTCGGAGGATGAAATGACATGGCCGAGAAGCGAGAAGAAGCAATTCCGCCATCGCCACCGCTGCAGGCATTGCAGGCGGGAATTCCTGTGTTGGGTGCCTCTGTGCCCTGGCGATCGGGAGTGCAGCAAGAAGCCGTGCCTGAGTCGTCGCGCTGCGGGTGCTGGGGCAAAGACGCTTGGCACCGGAAGTACGGAATGAAGCCGGGCGAAGTCTGTGTGAATTCGTAGAAGAACTGATTGGAAACTCATAGATGATCTGCGCCAATAGGAAGTGCGCCAAGCCGTTCACGCCGGACAAGCCCTGGGGGAAGTATTGCTCCGAAAGTTGCGGGGACAAGGCTCGCCACCAGCGGTACTACCGGCGCAAGAAGAGGTCGGCACAGAAGGCAGATTGAGTGCCAGGAGGGGATATGGAGTATGGGAAAAGGTGTCCGTGTAAGGTAGACCATAGAAAGGTGAAGTTGCGCTGTTCCTTGTGCGGCCATTTCAAGGAGCGCACGAAGAGGTGTCAATTTTACGAAATTCTTACAGCTTCCGTAGTGGCACAGAAGAGGTAAGAGTGCTGGTCGGAATTATCGTAGGTCTTGCTTACATTCTCGCTGGAGTTCTAGCTGAAGCGTGGGACCGCCAGGACGGGTTGGCACAGAAGAGGTAAAGAATGCCGAAGACATTTAAGATTGACCCATGCTGGTTCGGAGAGCGAAAGGTCGTCTATGTCCGCGTAGAACTTCCGAGTCACAAGGACCGAGCCTCTACGGCGCACTTCGTCGTCTATGGACACTCGGTCGACAAAGTAGCCGACAAGGTCTTCAGTGCCCTAGCGAGAGAGTTCGGGTGGCATGGGGGCGGCCACCCAAGAGTCGGCCGGACGCCTAAGAAGAAGCTGGCACAGAAAAGGTGAAGAGTGCATAAGATCTCGAAGATGATGGCGGCGATCATAGTCAAGAAGGATGGCTCCGTCTGCTATACGATTCATGACGCCAAAGGAACTGTTGTGGCAGGTGGCGGAACTCGCCGTGGGAAGAATGCTCCAAAGGATCCGATCAAGACGGCCTGCCAGAGCGTTGAGCGAATGCTTAGAGGACTTTTGGCACAGAAAGGCTGAAAGAGTGCCAAAAGAAGTCTACCTGAAAACCGGCTACTACGTCATGTGGTACTCTCGCCGGAGCGAGGCTGGTCATCTTCGTCGCTGGCGCTCGGCGAGTAAGCACGGCCTTCTGATCTGCGTCGGCTGCGGCTTCTCCTGGCTGAAGGTGGCGACCGCGAAGATCAGTCTGGACGGAGAAGTCGAGTGCCGGGACAAGAGCGACTGCTTCCGGCGTCAGACGATGCGGATGAGAGTGAAGGGGGAAAATGATGGATCCTGATACTCCTGTAATCTGCGGCGACCACAACTACGTCGCATTCTCTCCGTGCCCGCGATGTGCGGCTATGACGGCGCCGCCACGGCCGGTCACCGCTACGTTCATTAGCCGAGTCGAAGTCGTTGCGAAATCAGACTTGAAACCATGGTGGATTCCTAAGATCGTTTTCATGTGGATGGCGAAAGTTGTTTCTAGGACGCAGGAAGTGAGATTAAAATAGAATATACCTATGAAAGTAAAGATACTCCTGACAAAGGCGGAGCAGTCCGTCGGACTTCAGTACCTTCCGATGATCCCTGGCGACACCATCTACATCTTCGTTAGCCCTTCTCTCGGGGGTTACTTCCACTCCAGGAACGTGATAGGGCCGTTCGATCTGGTCTTCCTATCGTCGAGCCGTCAAGTTCTCTTTCAGAGAACCATGATCCCTCCGAACGATATCGTCGCGACTCCTCCTGGCGCCGCGTGGGCCCTGGAGGCGAAGCCTGGGGTGCTGCAGCGGTTCATCGTTCAAGGTAAGTTCACGCTGAGCTTCTGATGCCGAAGGAGATCCTCGTCTACCGCGGCTGGATCGGCGCGAAGGAGTTCGATCGTGCCGAGCTGGAGAAGATGGGGATCGAGCTCGGCCGCTGGAATCCGGAAGGAGCGTTCGACTACGTGTCGATGACGGCTGACGTGTACGCCGTCTTCACGAAGCGCTGGAAGGGTCGCGGGGTCTGGGGACTGATCGGCAAGCGGGAGCTCGTCTACTCGAAGACCGAGGACGACATCGACATCCCGTTCTGAATCAGATCGTGTACACGATGACTTCTACGGGCTGGAAGTTCTCGGCGCACGCCGCCGAGCGTCTCGCGAAACGGTTGAGGCTTATCCTGGATATGCGGGTTGAGGCCGAGATCTCGCGGATGCTCGACTCGGCCCAGGCGAAGCCGGTAAAGCTGAACTACGGCCGGTCCCTGTACCAGATCCCGGTCATGGGTGTCAACGTGATCGCGGTCTGCAATACTCGGGAGCGCATCGTCATCACGTTCATGGACGCGGAGAGATGGAACACGAAGTTCAAGCGCCGAACCAAACGCGACGACAAGTTCCGCCCTAAGGGCGGATTCGACGAGGAGGAGTAGTACTGGACAGGTCGGAATCCAGTCTGCATACTATTAGACTACTGTGCCGAACGAACGGGAAGAGATCAGAAGGGCGATTGCTCTTGCAGAGCAGAAAGCGAAGGAGAGACTGATGCGTGGATCCCCGGCATTCCTTCCAGGCTCGTCGTACGTCGCCGGATTCAGTGAGGAGCCGTCGGTCGTCGTCTCAGTCCAGAAGCTCGGGAACGGGTACATGCTGGACCTCCGGACGAACCCGAAGCGCCCGCCTCTCCCGCGTCCCGTCCACGTCCCGAGCCCGTTCGCCGGTCAGGATCCCGACGAGTTGATCGACCGGATGATCGACGGCCTCGGCTCACTGGTCCGGTCCATCAACGACAAAGGGGCGGGAGAGCACTGGAAGGACGAGGACGACCGGAGGCAGGTCCGGGAAGCCTTCCGGATCATGTTCCCCGGCCTGACGAGCAGCGTCGATCGGCTGGTCTCCGACGAGCCGGAGCCGACCTACGAGGAGCCGCGGCACGAGCAACTCGTCTTCGAGACGAAGGAGAAGCTCTTCGAGTATCTGACGAAGAGCCTGTAGTCGGCGCGGCATCGGGAAGAAGGAGAGGGTCGTGGACTTCCATCTAGAACGAATCTCGGTAGGTCGATTTAGATTTATCGTTGACAGAGAACCTCAACAGTTCGGATTCTGTCGGTGTGGCTGCGGCCTAAAGACGGACATAGCTACATACAACGTACCGGGTAAAACTATTAAAGGTCAGCCTTTAAGGTACCGGTCCGGTCACGGAGCGATGGCAAAAAAAACTGAGAAAGAAGTTGTACTGAAAGGTACGTGCCTCGTTTGGATGGGAGTTAGAAGTAGCGAGGGGTACGCGATTGTCGGCCATGTGTATATCCACACACTTTTATACGAAAAATTAACCGGTCGCATTCCTGATGGCCTTGAGCTAGATCATCTCTGTCGAAATAGGTTTTGTATAAATCCAAGACACGTCGAGCCTGTGTCCCGTGCCGAAAACTGCAGAAGAGGTGATGGGACAAAACTTACGTATTCAGATGTCGCTCAAATAAAAAGCATGAGAGAAAGAGGGGTAACCTTAAAAACAATAGCGAAAATATTCAGCGTTGGGCATCCACACGTTTCTAGGATCTGCTCTGGAAAGGTATGGAAATGAGCGGAGGATTCGGAGAGCGGATAACAATGATCTGCGCTGTTTGCAGCTCCGCCCATCACGATAGCAGTAAAGAGGTCTACGTTCACGATGCGCAGACAGGGGCTTATAGGAAGGCGATTTGTCCGCTATGCGTCTGTCTTGATTGCTGCCAACTCCACAACGACCCGATCCGATCGAAGATCCGGCCGCTGATGATGGGCCAGACGCTCGCGCAGCAGTACCACCTGACCGTCGACGAGCACCTGCCTGGACAGCCTGCACGGAAACGGAACATCACGATCAAGGCGCCCGGTCCGCTCAACGTCCCGGAGGCGATCAAAGCGATGGGGGACCTGATGGGCCTGCAGGGTCCGGAGGCGCCTCCCCGCCACAACCTACAGCAGTCTGTTCCCTGTAACTGTAGTAAGAATGCCGTTTCGAAGTGCATCGCCTGCGAGATGCCGCTCTGTATCAAGTGCCTGAAGACTCATGACTGTGGATAATTCTCAAAGGAGGATCTGACGATGGACAGCGGCGTGACTTTCCTGATGACCCCGCTCCCCGGACAGCGGATCGTCGATGGCAAGGATCCGGACGACTGGGAGGACGGCTCGGTCCTGGCGCTCCGGAAGGGTGGCGACGAGGTCCTGTTCGCCTCCTGGGAGGTCGAAAATCCGAAGGGGATGACCTGGATCCCGGTCGGCGAGTTCTCGCCGGATCCGGAGTCGGTCCAGCCGCCGAACCTCGAGCGCGAGGAGGAGCACCTGGAGCCGCCCGCCGACGAGACCGGCGCATCGGAGCGTCCGTCCGCGGCCGGTCCGTTCGGACGTGGCTCCGGCAGCCTCCGGCGCCGTCCGGGGGTGGAGTAGACCATGGGCAAGAAGGGCAAGCCGGAGGAGTCCGAGCAGTTCGAGGTCTGGATCTCCTCGGTCAAGGGTTGGTTCCGCGTCGAGGAGAACGGAAACGAAGGTGTCTTCGTCAGCAAGAACCGGGCGATGCTGCTGGCGGAGTCGAAGTCTCACGGCGAGGAGGTCGTCGAGACCATGGTCATCTCCCGTCGGCCGATCGCCGTCTTCAACGGCGAGGCGATTGCCGTCAAACACCGTCTGGCCGCCGTTGGGAAGAAGGAGACAAGCAATGCCGAGGTTCACAGCGGTCGTAAGGATCAGGTCGACGTTCCGGAAGCCCGCCCTACAGACCAACCTGAAACCGGTCCTGGTGGGGCCGGACGGGAAGGAGCTCCCGAAGGACGATAGCGGTGCCTACATCGGCACCGGCACGCAGAAGTTCGAGAAGACGGAGACGGACTCGACGCACGACCCCCTGACCGACGAGGCCGGGAACATCGTGACGGCCGGGAACCCCGACGCGCTCCTCCGGAAGGTGAAGGAACACTTCGCCGCGGACGAGTTCGAGAACGTCAAGGTCCTGGAGGTCTCGATCCAGGAGACCCTGACCATGAAGCATGTGACCGGTGAGGAGCTCGCGAAGCTGTGATCGGGGGAACCGTGACAAACCCGTCCGGACTTACTAAGGATCCGATCGAAGGCGATGTTCCGGTCGCCTGCACGGTCTCAGGCGCCGTCTACACGCTCCGGAAGGTCGTCGGCGGGGAGACGCCGAAGGAGCTGGAGGTCGCCCTGCGCGGCCTCGAACGGGACGGCGTCAACATGCGCTTCGTCGGCGTCCCCTGCTCGGACTGCCGGTTCACGGTCTCGACGGACCGGGACCTCGGCAAGCGCTCGACCTGCGAGTACCGGCCCCTCCGCGGGCCTCTGTACGTCCCCAGACAGACCGGAGCCCTGCCTACCCAGGAACGGGGCTCCCCACCCCTCTCCTAACGCCAGGAGGGGCCCGGCCTTACACGGGCCCCTCCGGCGGCGTCAGGGGTGGGGTATTGGAGGTTAAATGAAGAAAGTCCAGCTAAGGAAGAGCGATCTCTTCGCCCTAGTGGATGATGAGGACTACGATCGAGTCTCGAAGTATAGGTGGACTCTTGAGATCCGAAAGAATGGCCTTCGGTACGCCAGGGCATCCGTCTCCGGAAAGGTTATTCGACTCCATAGATTCATCTTGAACCTACGTCCAGGCGTCGGCAGTGTCGATCATGAGGACGGAGACGGACTCAATAACACGAAGAAGAACCTACTGGAGACCACAAGGGCGGAAAACGTCCGGAATGGAAGAGTCCATAGCGACTCAACCTCAAGGTATAAAGGGGTCCTCCGGGTGAAGTTGAGATGGATGGCTAAGCTAATCCTTGGGACGTTCGATACAGAAGAGGAAGCTGCGGCGGCCTACAGGAAAGCATTCCAGGCGTACTTCGGACGCCCTCCCAGGTACCCATCTAAGGGGTAAATACCCCCTCTAGGGATGCACACAACTCTCATTGTGTGCAATATTCCGTTTTTTCGCCTTGACTACTGTACAGTAGTCGTATATAATCTGGTCATGACGAAGAAGGAGGTCCCCGTGAAGGCGGTCAAGATCAACCGGGAGGCGTGGCTCCGGGCGGCCTACGCGCTCCTCCGGAGGAAGCTCCTGAAGGAGGCGCCGGAGCAGGTCGCGCTCTCCTGGTCCTTCCCAGCCAAGGGCGGCACCTCGGCGAACCGGCGCCGGATCGGCGAGTGTCACTACAAGGGCGGCTCGGCCGACGGCGCGATCGAGGGCGACCGGGTCATCCTGATCTCGCCGACGCTGAAGTCGCCCCTGGAGCTCATCGAGACCCTCCTGCACGAGATGGTCCACGCGGCCCTGCCGATGGGCTGCGGCCACCGGAAGCAGTTCTCCCGCCTCGCGGCCCGGGTCGGCCTCGTGAAGCCCTGGACGGCCACCAAGGCCTCGCCGGAGCTCGCGAAGCGGATTGAGGGTGAGTTCCTGCCCGCCCTGCCCGCGTGGCCCGGCGGCCACCTCGTCATCCAGGCGACCCAGAAGAACCGCCAGCTGAAGGGCGTCTGCGAGTGCGAGCGGATCATCCGGGGTTCGGCTAAGCTCTTCGAGGCCGGACCGATCATCTGCGGCCTCTGCGAGGCGCCCTTCGAGCTGGAGGCGAAGTAGACGTGTACACGGACAGATCCCTAGGTCTTGCGATTCGATTCTGGATGCACGTTCAGGTGTCAACGACGAACGCCTGCTGGCTCTGGACGGCCTCAACGGTAAAGGGATACGGACAGATCGGAGCTGGTGGCACGGGCGGAAGGATGTTGAAGGCTCACAGGGTCTCCTGGGAGATGCATAACGGTCAGATTCTGGATGGGATGGGCGTTCTCCATAGTTGCGACACCCCCCTCTGCGTCAATCCGAAGCATCTTTTCCTTGGAACAACGGCTGATAACAATAAGGACATGGTCGAGAAGGGGAGGCAGGTAAGAGGGTCTCGTGTGGCCCATAAGACCAGCTTGACCGAGGCTAAGGTTTTAGAGATGAAGCTACTCCTTAAGATTGGACAGATCAGATCTGAGATCTCTAAGAAGTTCAACGTTACGATGAACGTGGTCAATGAGATAGCCAGCGGAAGAACGTGGAGGCATGTATGATGACGGAAATCAGGTCTCCTAAACTGTTTAACGGAAAATACACCGTCGAGTCCAAGGCGACCGGCGAGCACCGGACCTTCTGGGTCCGAACGCAGCCCACGGACGCCGAGTTCGCGCCCGGCAAGCGCGTCCTGGGGCTCCTGACCGGCACGCAGAACGACGACCCGGACCACTACACCGGCTTCGCCTTCGTCGACGACAGCGGGATCCACGTCTGGCGCTCGAAGGCCGAGAAGTCCCCGCTCTGGGGGCAGTACGCCGACCTGCTCTGGACGCTGGCCCTGGACGGTGCCCTATCGCCCTGGGCCGACAAAGGCTTCACGATCCTCATGGAGGGCGCCTGCGTGCGCTGCAATCGACCCCTGACCAACCCTCAGTCGATCAAGACCGGGATCGGACCGATTTGCGAGGGCCTGTAGGAGGAATTATGGTCGTGAGAAAAGGTGGCCCTAAGCACTTCTTCGATGGTCATTCAGACCCGGAGTGGATGGCGATGGCTATGTGGTGGGCTCTCACAAGATCGGAGACGTGCCACCTGCCTATCCGTCGTCCGATGCGCTGCACCTACATGTGGATGTGTTTGAATTGAAGGAGGAGACCATGTTCTGCGCCACCTGCGTCAGCTACCCGAACCACGTCAGCTTCGCCGCCGAGGTGATCGCCGACGACTACGGCAAGTTCTGCGGCAACGGCCTGCGCTTCGCCAGCCCGGACGAGGCGAAGGCGTACGCCAAGGACCTCTTCTCGCGCTGGACCGCCGTCCGGTCCTGGCGCGTCGTCCCGTCGACGGATCCCGTGAATCAGTAGAAGGAGGAGCCAGATGTCGTTTCCGCCGATTGTCCGCCGCGCGATCCTCGACCGCCAGCCATCCAGGCGTCGCCGCACACAGCCCGGGTCGACCGTCACCTCGGTCGTCGTCCGGCTCGCCGTCGCTCCGGAGCGGGTCCGACTGTTCAAGATCGACGCGCGTTACCGTCAGCTCAACCTGAGCACCAAGGAGCTGTCCTGTCTGCAGCCGATCCAGATCACGCTCTTCTGGAATCGCTACGCGTGCCGGTCCGTCCGGCTGATCATCAATCAGCGCCGGGCGTACCTGCTGTCGGTCACGGAGACCGGAATCGTCGTCTTCTCGTACTCGAAGATCTCTTAGGATGTGGCTATGATCCAGGTGATGATGCTCTGCTGGGCGAACGGACACGTCGGGGCGGGTGCCCCGCTGGTCCTCCTGGCAGCGGTCCTGCTCGTCGTCGCGCTGCTCGGCAGCATGTCGCGCGAGGAGGGCTCATGAGGTTATCCGACGTCAACCCCGCGAAGTGCCCGCACCTGTACGCCGCCCTGAAGCGCGGCCAGGAGCGCCAGTACGAGGGCTGGGCGCGTGTCGCCGAGCTGCGCCGGTCCGGACAGGAGGACGCGGCCGGTCGCCTCGTCCGGAAGCTGCTCGGCGTCCATGGGCCGCCGATGCCGGAGGAGGTCAAGGAGAAGCTCCGCCGGTACAACGAGGAGCACCGGGACGAGATCCGCGAGAGGCGTCTGCAGGCCGTCGCGACGCGCCGCCGGACGCTGGCGCTCCTGACGACGGGAAGGAGGATCGGACGTTGATCGAGACGAAGCTGAAGTGGACGGTCTACGTCGGCGGTCGCCTGCTCGATGTCATGACCGACGAGCAGGTCGAGGAGATGATCCAGACCTGGAAGGTGATCCTGATCGACGCGCGACGTGGGCTGATTGAGTTTTGAATGAGCAAGAAAAGGTACGAGGTAATGCCTCTCGAGCTTCGAATGCTTCGGTATATCGACTTCACGTCGACGTGCTGGAACTCAATGAAGGTCCCGACTGATCGTGGTTATACGCAGATCGGAACAGTTGACCAGTCGAAGCCTCCCGGGTCATACCACAAACTCAAGATGTTTCACGTCGCTGTCTGGGAGATCCTTAAAGGAAAGATTAAGGAAGGTCTTCAGTTAGATCACCTATGCCGAAATCCTCGCTGTGTCAACCCGAAGCATCTTGAGCCTGTAACTCCAAGGGTAAACACGCTTAGAAGTCTCGCTCCATCCGCCTTCAATTCGAGAAAGACGAAGTGTCTTCTTGGGCACCCATTCAATAGGGAAAACACCTACCGATATCGTGGGTATCGAGCATGTAAGATTTGCAGAAGAAGGCAGCTTAGAGAATCAAGACAAAGAAAACTCTACAGGACTGTAAAGGAGGGGATGCGCCCCTGCTGAGCGGTAACCCCTCTCTATCCGGGCCGGAGCACTTCGCTCCGGCCCTCCTCGCGGGCGGCCCGAGTGGACCGTCCACGAGGAATGAAGGAGGAGTTATAGCTATGACGACGAGCGACGAGAGGTACCCTCAGCACGCGAAGTTGAAGAAGGTTTCTGATAAGACGCAGTTCGTCCATGACTTTCTGACCTTCTGTGAAGGGAAGGGTATCAGCCTTCAGACTGAGGATGGCGTCTACAAGCGACACGCAGATCTGCTTTACGAGTTCACCGGGATCGACCAGTGGAAGCTCGAGGACGAAAAGCGGTCGCTGATCGAAGACTGCAGGAAAATGATCGACAGTAGCAGGAAGAAGAGGTGACCTGCCGCATCTGCCGTCAGCGTCCGGACTTCCGTGCGATCAAGCAGGTTCGCCTGCGCGCGGCGATCTACGGGATCGTCCCGTACGGACTCTGCCTGTGCGGAATGGAGGTCCTGCCGGACCGGAACGACGTAAACTACCGGAGAAGGTGGAAACGGGCCCTCTGGAGGGCCGTTTCCAGCGCCGGTAACCAGGGGTAATCGAGGGTGAAACGGTGACGAAGAAGGACAGGATCCGCTTCTGGAGCAAGGTGAAGGTCGACCCGACGACCGGCTGCTGGATCTGGACGGCGGCGGTCCGGACCTGGAAGGCGGAGCCATGGGATGGGGGCTTTGGCGCCTTCAAGCTCTACGGGAAGGTCGAGCGGGCTCACAAAGTCGCCTACCGGATCCTCTTCGGCTGCTGGCCGCCAAGAGGGAAGGTCCTCCGGCACGGCTGCGACAACCGGCGCTGCGTGAATGTCCTGGAACACATCGAGCCCGGGACGCAGAAGCAGAACGTCGCCGACATGATCGCTCGAGGAAGGTCGATTCAGCAGCGTCGAAAGGCTACAATTTCACAGGGAGACGAGAATGGGCAATCCGAACCTTCGCAAGGGCAAACCGAATCCGTACGGACCGACCGGCCTGTCGAGACGGGTTTTACTGCAGTTAGAGGACGGTCCCGCGACGATCAGTTCTATCCTTGGCGAGATGGTACCGCGCAGTGATGGGGTCAACCGTGGGACGATCCTGACGATCTTGAACCGGGCGATCCTGAACGGCCTCGTGACGACGAACCGCCTGGACGGCGCGAAGAAGCCGTACCTCTTCGAGCTGACGGACGGCGGCCGACGCCGGATCGAGTGGATCCACGGCACGAAGGCGAAGGTTAAAGCGCCGCCCAGGTCGAAGCTCCGGATCGTCGCGAACCCGAATGTCGAGGAGGATGAGTGATGGGCAAGCTCGACGGTGGCGAAATGAGCGACGACATCGAAGAGATCAAGGCTATGATCGCCGACGCCAATGAGGAGGCACTCCTGGCAGACGGCTTCGACGGCGCGCTGATCGGGTTCGTCGAGATTCCTGGGAAGCTGGTCGCGTTGTACGACAAGGAGAAGTGTATCGAGATCCTGATGCTCCGGGACGGCATGTCCTACGAAGGGGCCTACGACTTCTTCGAGTTCAATGTCCGGGACGCCTTCGTTGGCGAGGGGACCCCAGCCTTCGCGACGATCCTGAGGAAGTCTGCACACTAGATAAATTCTGTGCCGTAGGATATATAATCGTACAGCGGGAAGATAATAAGGAGTCGACATGCTTTCGTTGATGCCAGGGCTCATCTGCTTTCACGGGAAAGAGTCTGGGGTCATCCTGGCAATAAGCTCCGACGAGAAGTGCGCGCTATTTGCAGGGAAGGACATGACTCCTCTTCGGTGGGTAGAGATTGGTGAGATCACCGGGGATCCGGCTGCAATAGTCTCCGGAGATGACATCAAGAAGCTTCGCCCCAGGTAATCTTAGTGGAAGAAGATAAACAGCTATGAAAGTGATACCTAAGCTGTTCCATGGCACCTTGGTAAAGTACGTCTCAGATATCCTCGAAAAAGGTATCGAAGAGGGGGAAGGCTGGGGCGGCGCTGGAACTGTCGGTACGTTCCTTTCTGGGACACCAGAAGGAGCTCTGTATTGGGCGAAGCTCGCGTACATGCGGTACAACGACGAGAGGATGGAGGCTGACAGGTTCGATCGTGACCACGGCGATGAGGCAGACAAACTAATCGCCGTAATTGCCGTCCAAATACCTACCCACGCTGAAGATGAACTAAAGGCCGATGAGGAACAGTTCGAGGACGTCATGGCGGACTTTTCTCCGGACGACTGGAGGCAGTCGTTAAAGGAGATCGGAGACGTGCGTTTTGACGGCTCGATTCCTCCGGAGTGGATAAAAGAAGTTATTCGCCCAAGCGACGTAAAGACGTCTGGCCGTAGGTAATCTTCTCGGCAGAAGATAATAGAAAGGATTTTATGGCCGTACCAAAAGTCATCCGGAAGTTGCTTATCGGGAGTTACGTGAAGTTGAAGAAGCCGATCCATCGACACGACCTTCACATCCCAAAGGGAACTGTCGGATACATCATGAGCGTCAGCGAGCGCGGCACGTCAGCAATGATTGGCTTCGACGACGGAAGGAAGTACGGGAAGTTCGAGTGCTGGTTCAAGGATCTCGACCCCGCCTAGGTAATCTTCATGGAAAAGCCGAAGTTCCAACTCAAGCGCCAGGGAACCGTGATCGTCGAGTACGACGACGAGAACGGCTACACCGTCGGCCTGCCGGACGGCTCGGTCGAGTTCGCGACCAGCAGGAAGGGCGTTGAGAGGATCGCGAAGAAGTGGAGCAAGGAGAACATTCCGCCCGGGTACAACGGTGGACTCCTGGAGATCGACTACCGCAGCGAAGGCCCGCGCAAGAATCCGATTGAGGATCCGTTCATATTCCATCTGAAGCCTAGCGGCTGGACCGGTGCTCCTTGTCCGATCTGCGGCTGCGCGACCAAGAACCTCCGGGCAAAGCATCGGGCGTTGAAGGCAGATGAGGCGCACGAGTGGGGCGTCCCGTACATCAAGCGCGTCAGCGTGTCGTTCGGCGGGGACTTCTCCGACGAGCCTCTGAAGGAGTGATATGAGCCTTTCCTGCTACGACACCGTCGAGAGGCATGTCCGAGGTGAAGGGACTGACTACGGCACGACAGGATTCTTGATCCTAACGCACGGATCCCTTCGGCTGGTCTGGAGGCCCGGGAGCACGATCTGGGCTGGAATCGGCCGCACGGCATACTCTCCCGCGTGCCTTCAGGTCGAAGGCTATGGGTCGCGGGCGCTAAAAGGCACCGAACTATTAAGCGGAGGACGACTGACCGAGGATCGGTGGCTGTCGGTCAGGAAGAAAATCTCAATCCTCCTCTCAGTTCCTTTAGAGATGATCCCGGAGATGCTTCCGGAGCGTACAATCGAGTTCCCCTAGGTAATCTTCTTGGTGGAAGATAAACGATGCACATCAACACGCGCCAGTGGAGCCCATGGGACGGGTACTATTGGTGGCATCGCTGGGAGAACGGCCGGGCCGAAGTCGTTCCGGTCTTCGTCTCGAAGTTCAGAGCATGGCGCCCGGTTCAGCAGCGGCCTCGAGATGGCACAGTCGTTCGCCATAAGACAGGCGGCTTAAAGCGCGTTGCCTAGGTAATCTGTTCTGCGTACGATTATAGCTGCACAGATCTGTGATTCGGTGCCGGAAGAGAGGTAGGCGTGGTCGACAATCTGCTGCACTTCAGGACGATGTTCGGCGCGTCGCTCGGGGCGGTCATGCTGCTGGCCTTCTTCGTCGTGACCCGGTCGCGGTACTCGATCCTCCGGAAGTACTCGCTCCTGAGGGAACGTCCATACGGATGCAAGAAGTGCCTCGTCTGCGGCGGCGAGATTCGGGACCTGTGCAGCAGTCATCACAACCACGACTGGTGCCGCTGCGTCTGGCGCTAAACTCCGGGAAACCGTAGAATCATACCTGCGACCGGGCGCAGGGGGCTCGCCTGAAAGTCTACGCGATCAAGGGCTCGAACTGCCCACTTCGGATCCAGATCTCCGACGACGAGATTGTCGCCTGCCTGCAGTTCCGTGACGAGCGCGGGGATCCGTTCTACTGGAAGCTGGTCTCGGTCGACACGGCGACGAGGCTGATCTGCGAGTTCCAGATGACCGTCGCCTTCCTGCTGCCGGATACGCCGGAGGAGCAGATCACACCCGAAGCTCCTGGAGGGTCCGACGATTGTACCGGAGGGACTCGAAGCCCAGAACCTCCTGGGCGATCCGATCCGCCTCGTCCTGGACCGCCTGAGGTGTCCGCTTCGTCGTGATCGGCCGGGAATGCTCCGGATACCGGAGACGCTTGCCGACAATGTGCCCGAGTTCGTGCGCGGACATCCCGAGGATCTCTTCGTCGAGGAGTTCGATCTCGGCGGCCTTCGCGAAACAGACCGTGTACACGCGGTGATTCGTATGGGCGAACTGGCGCCATTTTGCGGCGTGATGCCGGTCCGCCAGCGGGCAGAAGGTGAACCGGACGGACCGGATCCATGGAAACCTAAGTGCCGCCTGCGCCCGGATCAGACCGAAGAGGACCTCGACTCGGCTCACGTCACTCCTCCACGGACTGGCGTCGGCCGGTCGGCAGCGGCGCCGTGTCGCGCTTGACGCGGTCGGCGATCGTCTTCAAGTGCCCCTCGATCTTCTCGAGGAAGCCGTCCTCGACCTGATTCTTCATGACCTCGACGATCGGCCGGGCCTCCTTCAGGAAGTCCTTGATCGAGTCCGTCGTGTACTGGTTCGTCTTGAGGCCTGTGTAGGCCATCCGGACCGTCATCGAGACCCGGCGGATGCTCGTGATCGTCGCCGGGACGATGAAGGCGAGGCCGAAGGTCATCAGGACGATCGCCATGACGGCCGGAGCGACCATTCCGATCGTACTGAGCTTCGTGTAGCCGAGAAACAGCGCGGCGCCGACAGCCCCAGCCAGGAGCGGGACCGTCGTCGACATGAGGATGCAGACCTTCCAGACGCGCCTGATCTCCCGGTCGAGCTCCTCCGGCGGGACGATATTCTCGAAGGTGATCGCCGGAATCTTTTGTGACTTGTCAAGTTCGTCCACGGCTAGATCCTCGTGGTCTGCTGGTTTTCATAGGGGTTATATTGATCCGTAAAGCCCGGCTCCATGAGCGGCGTGGACCGGCCGGGCGGCTGGAACGGGTTCTCCCGGGCCTTGAGCGGCAGGGAAAGATGAACTCCAGGTACGGACGGATCGATGAAAACGATCCGGAGCCAGCTCCCGTCGACCTCCTGGACCTTCACGACCTGAATGAGGCTGCCGGTCTCCTTGTGTTGCCAGACACGGGCAATCCTGATCGACCGTTTGTGGGTCCCAGCTCCGGGGCGATTCTTGATGATGATGTACGGCGCGTCAGCCATGTTCTAACCCTCCTTCTTCGTTTCGATCTTCTCGAGCTTCGGAAACTCCAGGTAGCCGGGCGCGCCAGGAAAGCCGAACATCCCACCCATGCCGACGACCGGCATCATCCGCATGACGACCTCTCGGCAGATGACGCAGTAGTCGATCCCCATGTACTGAGCCTGCGCGGTTCCACCGCAACGGAAGCATGGCTTCTTCTTGTGCAGGAACTTGAAGAAGTTCATCGGCCCCTGAGACTCTTGCTGGCCGCGTACGCTGGGTCGGTCTTCGACGCCTTCCAGTCAGAGATCTTCGACTTCGCGGACATCAAGAGACCGCCAACCGGGATCAGCCAGGACCACTTCGAGACGATGTTCTGCATCGCGACGACGTTCGGGTTGTTACCGGCGGCTGAGATGTCCGAGAGGATCGCAGGAGTCCCAGCGGCGGGTGCCGCCGCGGGGGTCGCAGCTGGAGTCAGTTGCGCCGGGAGCGGCGCCGGGACCGTCTGGCCGAGGCAGCTCCCGCCGCACTGACAGCCAGGACAGCAGGCACCGAAGCCGGAACGAAGCTCTGCGGCACGGGCGGTCGCCCGGGCGACGAGCGCGGAGGCCCTTGCCGGATCAACGCCGCGGGCGACGAGGCTTGCCCGCACGTCTGCGGCGGTGGCGGTCTGTTCGGCGGTCAGCATGGCTATTCTGCCTCCTCTGTCTCTGCGTCTTCCTTTTCGGATTCCTCGCCTTCCTCGTCGTCCTCTTCCTCCTCTTCGCCTTCCTCCTCTTCGCTGTCTTCCTCTTCGGACTCCCACTTCTCGACGAAGTCTCCCCACGACCCGACGACGAAGTCCTCCTCGTCCGTGTCGTAGCAGATCGTCTTGTCGTACGTGTCCCCGAGGTTCACGTACAGGAGGATCGTGTCCCGCCAGTACTTGCCGAGATCCGCACCCTCCCCGGAGACACCTTCGACGCCGTGGCCGTCCAGTATCTTGTCCACCGTCTCCATCGCTTCGTTCACGGCCTCCAGGAACTCGTCGTCGTTCTCGGAGACCTTGTCCGGACGGGCCAGCGCGTCGGCGAGCTCGCGAAGCTTCTCGGAGTCGATCTCCGGGAATTCCCTCGTGAGCTCT